CCATTTGACCTGGCTCAGCATATCGTTGCGAAAACTCTTGAAACGCAAAACTTCTATGACGTACAATTTGGTGTGCAATATCACGTGTTGTATCAATTTCAATACAAGCATTTACCATTTCAAGTGGTGACCAATGTGCATGCTTAATCAAATACTTTACAAGTTTTTCGCTTGTTTCTGAATTGATTTGATTTGCTGGGTTGCTTACTCTTGCACAGAATGCAACAAGATCTAAAAGATCATCTTTTATAATTCCTTGTTCTGCAAATTCATCTGTTACCTGTGAATAACTTACTAATCTCGCCATTAACGATTATCCTCTCCGTATCTACCACGATTTCTATTACCATCAGAATTTAGTTCGGTAATATCTTGTTGCACTTCCTTATAGGTTTTCTTTTTATCAAAAATCCTATTCCAATTTTTTTCCATCTGTGTATCTGCAATTTGCTTTGGTCGCCTTCGACTTCCTTTACTCATTTGTTATGTCCCTAACCGGTATAATACCGAATTTTTCGTACTTATTTGGATAACCATCAAACTCTTTTGCTTCTGGTAATGCTTCTTTTTCGTCAATTATATTAACGTTCCAGTCAGAAACTCTACGGTTGATTTCATCCCATTTTTCGCGTTGTTCTGGAGATAAGTCTGCTTCGCTTACAATAGCGTTCGTAGGACACTCCGGAACACACACTCCACAGTCGATGCATTCGTCTGGATTGATTGCTAGGAAGTTGTCTGCTTCATAGAAACAATCAACTGGACAAACAGCAACACAAGTGGTATGCTTGCATTTGATACAATTATCTGTTACTAAATAGCTCATTAAGTTGCTAAACTATAAATTATTACAAAAATGAAAGCAAACCACATAATAACACCTAATTTTATCATTTGATTTGATTTCTTTTTACCTGCTATTAGTCCTAATTTTTTTAGGTCTTTTTCCGTACTCATAATCTCGCTAGTCTAATTAGCGTTGCCGCTAGGTTAATCTCAGGGTCAACAACCAATGTATGATCTACCAACCCCTTCTTAATAATTAGCACTGCTTCATCCTGTTGTTCATCAGAACCGAACAGCTCGATGTTGTCATAAAGCCAACGATAAATTTCTTCCATCTCTTCTGGACGTACAGCACCACAAAGTAGTTTACGTGCTTCTTGAATCTTGCCTGCTTTAAACAGTTCGACCATATCTAATTTCCAATCAGCTTCGCCTGTATCACCTTCATTAGGCTTCAGCAAACTGTTGTCTTGCACATTCATTTGTACTGTGTTAATACATTTACGCAAGTCTGGATATGTTGCTTTTACATAGGTATCGAGCGTATCCAAATCAGGAGTAACACCTTCACCGATAAGTATTTCAGCGACTCGAGCTGTGAATTCAGTTTGGTCAATTTTAGCAATGTGGAAACCTTGACACCTACTGTGCAAAGCAGGTATAATACGATTTGGATAGTTACAAGTAAGAATGAAACGAGAAGTAGTATGATACTCTTCCATAACACCACGCAACGCCGCTTGAGCGTTTGGGCTAAGATAGTCGGCCTCATCTAACAACACAACCTTAAATTCCCCAAATGGAATCATTTGTACAAAGTTTACAATTTTATCACGTACATCATCTACTGAGTTTGTTCGCGATGCGTTTATTTCAAGTATGTCTAAGTCCTGTATTTCAAGTTCATTAAACAATAATTTTGCAAGTGTTGTTTTACCAATACCTGCATTACCACTAAACAGCAAATGCGGAATAGTTTTTTCTTTTATCCAAGTATTTACCTGTGCCCGTTGTGCTTCGTCACGGAACACATAACCATCAACTGTTTTAGGACGATATTTTTCTACCCAAAGTTCTTTCATTTACTTGCCTCTATAATTTGTTTTAATCTTGCCATCTCGTTAGACGATAATTGTATTGTATCTAATACTTTATCTAAGTCTTGCATGCTATGTTTTTGAAATTGAGCATCTTCAGTTTCAACCATTTCAAAATCGTCTGATAACAACTCTGCTACTATAGCACCTTTTTCAAAATTAGTCATCTTCTTTTTTTGACTTCTTACCGTAGAAGCCACCGTATTTAAAGTTAATATCTTGTGTTCGTGCGCCTGGCGGGCAAACAGTAATTTTACCGCCTTTAGCTAAAAATTCTTTTATTTCTTCTTCAGTCAAGCCGCCTTCTTTTGCCTTACGATCCATCATTTTTTAAGTCCTAACTCTTTGTATGCTAATTGTACACCTCGTGCCTGAAAGTATGAATCAGCAAGTGCATTATGTAGGTCGTTTTGTCCAAGTAATTTACGAGGATCTGTTTGACAGCAACCAAACAAAGTTCTGCTGTCTTTAATTTGCCAAAAGTTCCATGGAATAGGTTTACTAATATTTCTATACATGTCTTCTAAAATTGTTAAGTCAAAACCATAACCTTGACCCCAAATAGTATCAACACCTACTGACCATTTAGACAGACGTGCTAGGGCTTCTTCAACACCTATAGCACCTGTTTGATCAAATGCTTCATTCTTTGCCTTTTCATCTTGTTTAGCCCACCATTCGATAGTGTCATCGCTAACAGTTCTGCCTAAACGATCTTGATCGTCTACGCAAATTTTAAAGTACAGCTCACTATGTGGCTCAGTGTTACTTGTCGGATCAAACTTAATTGCACCTAAACTTAAAACAACACAACTAGGCTTAGTATCCAGTGTTTCTAAATCGACCATTCCGTGTATCATTTTAGTCTCCGATTTTCTTGTCCAATACCACTCATAATTAATGGAACATACAGCAAAGGCCATGCCCACCCTGATAGGTATCCTGTAATGTGTGCAACTAGTAGAACAATGCCTGTAAGGCCTGTTGTACCAACGCCTGAACTTTGATTGGGAATTCTCATAGATTCTCCTTGTAATCGCTATTTTATACTAGTATAGCATCTACAAGGAGTTATGTCAAGTGTTTTTTTAAATAAATTTGGTAAGTTCTGGAGCCTTCCAACCTTCTGGTTTTAAGACTTTTCCATCTTCTCGTTTGATAACTTTGCCTGTAGTAGGATCAATTTTAGCAAAGTTTGTGTCCATTACTTCATTCCAAGCATCTTGCCCTTTAAAGCCTCCTGCTCGAACGGCGCCTAATGTAACAACTAAGATATCAATTAGTGCGTCTAACTGTTCTATCCTGTCATTTTCTGTAATGGCTTCTTCTAGTTCGCCTACTTCTTCTCGAATTAAATCAAGATACATATTGTAGTTTGCTTCGCTTGGCTCTTGATCGCAAGCCGTTGCGAATTTGTCAATATCTTTAAATACGTCTGTCATGTTATGCCTTATTGGTTAATAAATGATCCAGGATCAATTGTTGCAGGGCCGTCTGTATATTCTGCACCTATACGTAGTCCTCCGGGTTTTTCATCCGAATAGCCTAGAACACCTTCTTCGTCTATCATATGAAACGTAATTTCGCCTTCCGGTGTTTGAACAGTTAATGCTCTTGTCCATCTACCATGTTCGACTAATACCCATTGTCCTACTTCGTATACATCTACGTTTTTTGGACCTTTGGAGTATACTTTACCCCAGCGAGGATAAATGCCTCTTGTTTTGCCATCGTCACCTGCAATAATTAAACCGCTTTCTGTTACTTGTTCACCAAAGTCCATTTCGGTTACAAGTAGACGCTTACCAATCGCACGGGGTGTGCCTTGAATTGTATTAATGTTTTTAGCCATTAGTCACCTTTTTGTACAAAGTTGCCGTCGTCGTCTTCTACCCAACCATCATCCATGTCGTCAAACTCTTTTAGTTCGTCTTCTGTTGGTTGTGCAGCTTCAACTTTTTGCTGTGCTCTTGTAGTAGTTTTAGACTTTACAGTCTTTTGCACTACAGGTGCTTCTTCAGCAACAACGTCACTTACACTAACTGCAGGTTCTTCAGCTACTGGCATAGATCCTTTGTAATAATCTTTAATTACTTGTTCACGTTTACGAACAATTTTACCACCTGGGCCTAGCTCATCGCCACGTGCATTTACACGAGCATTGCCTACCGCAGGAGTAAGTTCATTCTTTTTACGCAAAAGATCCATATCAATTTGTTTACCTTGCATTGTTGTATAGGTTTTTTGACCTTTTTGTCTCATTGCCATAATAACTCTCCTATTATATACGTATTTATCTTAAGAACTCTCTCCAATCCAGGCCATACTGGATTGAATTAACTTTGTGTACACCAATTAAATATAACACATAACTTGCTACTGAACTACCTCTGCCTACACCCCACACAATGTTATTCTCACGCATAAAGTCTACAAGATAAATCATGTAACGTAATAAGTTGTGCATATCACGTTCTTTGAAAGCATCTAATTCTTCCCATATGCGATCTTGTACGTGTTGCGGACAAGGTGTTTTTGCTTTGCCTAGGACATATTCATATACATTAATGTCTTTGTATTCATCAGGCATAAACCATTCACCTTGACATACACCGTCAAAAGTCTTTTGATCTACATCTAGTGGAATATATTTTTGTAGTGTAGGAAGTCCTTGCTCACTCATTGCTGTGTTAAACTTATCTATATCATCTGAAGGATCGCATAGCACAACATGACATTTGTTAGCGTTGCCGCTGTATATCATATCTATTAGATCCTTATTAGAGAATCGTGGAATTCCTAAGTCGTCAGTTTTCATAAGCATACAAGTATTTTAACTGATATTAATCAGATTGTCAAGTCCTTTTTCCGAATCATCATTAGTTTTTTGCATAGCCTTTGACCTGCGTACATGCATTTCATCTGCATACATATTCATGATAACTGAAATTTGTTCTTGAACAGAGGGGTTTCGTGTTTGCCAGTATTTTCTTTTTAAATCAAACAGTTTTTCTTCTACTTCACTATCTGATAAAAGTGAAAAGTCGTCAACTAAAGGATTAAACATTAAATAAATGTTCCTACAATTTTAGCATAGATGTTTGTTCCGCCATCGTATGTCCAAAATTCGTAAATTTCTTTAGATTGTGTAACTGTTGCAACAACACCGGTAGCTGTAGTAGAAGCCCAAGAGTCGCTTGCTAACTTTTTAAATTGTGCTGTGTTTTCACCGTTAAAAGTAATTGCTCTAGTATCGCTAGTATCACTTGATAATTCTACAACCATTCTAGCGTACCCAGCTGCTGGCCAATCAGCAAGAGTAAGTGTAAGATCGCCTGTAACAGTACCTGTTTGATATACACCATTTAGGTAACTTATGTTTTGTAGTGTGTTAATAGTACCGTTAGCACTTACACCTTCTGCACAATCTTTGAATACGGCATTTGTTATTTCGTTGCCGCCTAAATCGTTATCTAATGTTTCACCTGATAATGCATTCTTAAGAACCGCATTACTTTGTAACTCTGTAATTTCGGCTTTTGCCGCTACAAAGTTTGATTTGATAATATTAAAATTATCTCTAAATCCTTGACTATCATTGTCGACGCCTGCGACAGGATATGTTTCGTCAATTGTTGTATCTACTATATTACTGGCCATCTGTTTTCTCCTGGTATATTATTTATCTAGTGTTATACATTAAAAATATAATTTGGAAAGACAATATATCTTTCATCTTGTATTCCTGTTGCACTGTCTACAATGTATCTATCAACATCGAAGTTAATTTGTTTAAAATCGAACTCGCCATTTGCAAGTGCGTTTTTAACATTTTGTTGGACTATTTTTGCTTGACCTTCTTTACAATATGCTAAAGGTATTGCTGTTACATAATCTAACTCTGAAATACTTCCGTCTTGACCTGTACGCATCCATAACGGTAAGTATTGTCTTTGGCTTTTGCCAATTTTTTCTAATTGTTCACGCATGTTTGTTGTGTTACTAATGTACATATTAACTTCGTTACCGTCATTTATTGTAACAGCATCACTATCTGCTTTAACTGTATTTTCTCCGCGACTTCTTAAACGTTGTCTAATAGGTTCTGCATCACTTAGATCAACATCAATGTTTACTTCTGTTACACCGTCTCTAAGTGTAACATCAATATCGTCATTGTCAATATTTTGTATTACGTCACCTTGGCGTGTTCCTACTGTAAATCCTAACCCTTGGTCAAGTGTAACGTCAAGATCTCTAAAACGTCCGTCAATTTTAGCAACATCATAACCACTGTCTTGTGCTGTTTGATCATCCATAACTTCGTAACTAACATTGTCTGCTGTTATTCCAGGTTGTGGGTGTGCTATAAAGTTATTGGCAACTTTACCTTTTTTACTATCACGCGGGTCAATAACTTCTAAATATACAACTTCATATACAATATCATTACTGCCCGGCTCTTTAGCAATAGCTGTTTTTACATCACCTATTTTATAATTCCTACGTTTGTGATTTTTCGCTGTTGCAGCAACATACTCGTCAATATTTGTAGTTTCAATACCTGCATATGCCAACATGTTTACTTTAGTTTGTATACCATAGTTTGGATCACTTGCTCTATATATAGATTCTGTTGGGAATATGTCTGGATTGCTTACAAAACGTTTAAATTCTTTTCTTATGTTAGGCTCTAACATAGGTCTAATATACAAGTTACTATAAAGTGTATCGTCTTGATCGATTACATTAATTACAAAATCTCGTTCAATAGCACTGTAACCAAATCTATCTTCTGCTTTAATTTTGACAGTGTAAGATCTATCTATTGATGTAGTACCTCCGTCTAAACTAAAGTCAGCACTATCAAATGTTGTTAGTCCTAAATTTTCTAGTGTACCAAACTGTGTTACTTTACCTATTATTTCGCCTGTATACGCTAGTCTAAGCCCGTTTGGCAAGCGGCCACTTACAATACTATAAATTAGTCTAGTATCAGGTACATTTGTTTTTGCTGTAACACGTTTTGTACTATTAAAGTTTGCTGTAATACTTCCTAGTTCTGCAGGAGTAATCCATGTTAGTTCGCTGTCTACTTCACCTAGTATTCTAATAGTAAATGTTTTAGGTGTACTAGGATTGTTTATATCAGCATTTGCATATGTAATTAATTCTTTCTCAAAGAACCCATCACCGTATAATGCAAGGCTAACAGTTTGTCCTGTAATATAATCTCTGCCCGGCTCTAAAGGTCTATCAAAGTATACAAGATCTTTATTACCATCTACTAATGTGTAAACTAAATCACTACCACTAAAGATAGTTTTTATTCTTGCTTCTTTTGTAAGTGCATTATCCGGAGCCCAAAAAGTTATACTTCCTGTTGTTGCACCTGGATCTACAAACACAGGCAAATCTGTACCCTCAAATATTCTTATTACACTCTGAGATAACGTTTCGCTTTGACCAAACGGTAATTCCGTTGTACCACCCGCTTCAAAGTTAATAGAAATATCGGCTGTAGCACTTTCGATACGCCAACGCCTGTAACCATATACACTTTGTATTGTGTAAGTTTCTGGTGTACTGCTTTGGTTATCATAAACAAGTTGTTTGTCTTTCCATTGTTGTCTTTCAAAGTTGTTTAATTTTTCAACAAATATACTTTGGCTATTTGGTTCACTATTTTGTGCTACAGTAAAACTTAAAAATGGACGTAGTGTTTCAGTGAGTGTGATTATATCAAAGTCGTCATCTGAACCGTCTACTGATTCAACCTTGTAAGGTCTACCATTTAGAACAATATTTTGATCTTTTAAATCATTTAGATCGTCAATACCGTCATTAAGTGTTATACCGTCTTGTACATTAAGTGGAAGTTTGAATATTTTAAATGATCGTTTGCCTGATAAAGTATCTTCATAAAATGTGCCTGTAATTACAGCATAGTCTATGTCGTTTGTGTAACGTGTTGCACGAACAGTAAATTTGTAATCTTTAAAACTTTGTGGTTGGTAAGGAATAGTACCAGTCAGTTCTCCATTAAGGCTGTCTAGTTTTAATCCTGGCGGCAAAATACTTTCAGTATTGTCGTTGTTAACATCATCTAAACTGTACAACAAGTTACCTTGTAATGTATCACTAGTGTAAACGTCTAAGTAAACAGTAGCATTGTTGTTTGACTTTTTATATCCAAGGTCTGCAGGTGTTAACCATTTAGGTTGACGTATGTTTGTATTGTCTGCTTTGAACACACCATTTGAAACTTTCATAATAGTGTTATCTGCTCTTAAAAAGTCATCACCTACAACATATATTTTGAATTTTCTTTTTGGTGGATCTTGTGTTACACCATCATTGATAGTTACTTTAAATTCGTAATAACGATTTAGTTTTTTTGGAATTTGTGGATCTGATTGTGTATCATAACGCACATTGTCATAGAAGAAACTATCAAACCCTCTATCTGGTTTAATTGAAAAATCGCTAGGGTAAGCATCATATGGACTTGTATCAAATCCGCCTTTAGCTGCTTCTTTATCTAACGCAAGCAGAGGTTCTACAACACCTTGTATTCTTCCTGTGTTTGTTAGTGTAAGTCCTGGCGGCAGGGTGCCCTCCCCGGGAACAATATAATATTCTAGTATCTGACCTGCAGCTGTGTCAGCATCAAGTGCTAAAAACTGATAGTCAATAATTTGATTGTCTAAAACAAATAGATTTTCGTTTGCGCCAATTGGCAAAAGTCCTGGTTGTGTAATCCAAAACGGTTCATCTGGTCCTGTTACTTCTATTGTAAAAGTTCTATCTTCTACAGTTGTTCCTACTGTTGCTCTAAGAACAAATTTAAATATTTTTGTTATCTCAACTTCAAAAGGTGTACCAGTTATTTCAGTACCAACAATCCTTAATCCAGGAGGTAAATCTCCTGCTAGTAATGCAATAGTCGCAGTTGAGTCTACAGGGAGAATAAAATCTCCTGTTTCAAGTTTCACTCTTTCTACAAGTGTTCTTAATTTGTAGTTGTTTGGTTGTGTCCAGATACTTGCCATATAAAAATCCTTACATAGCTATTTATCGTAATTTACAATGTTGGTAATAGCCCGTTGTCTGTGTTTAATAGTATTGGATTAGTTAAAGAGCCGTAATCAGCATCAACTAAACTCTTAAAGAAGTCAACAAAGTTATCTGTATTTGATTCAAAGTCACCAAAGTCTAAATTAATATATAAATCATTTAGTGTACGCACATCAACATCATACACAGGACTTTGAACATTATTACCTATAAGCGTACCTACGTTAGTAATAGCGAATCCATTAGCATTAAGATTTGCTGATAGCGACGGGCTTGTGTCTGATTCTAAACTTGCATCACCTGCAATAGTTACTGATCCGTTTGCATCATCTGCTGTAGTTGTAATTCCGCCGGAACCTTGTATTCTTAGTGTTCCTCTTGCTGGTATAGTTGCTGTTCCTGTATCAGCAACAATAGGTCTTGCCGCTAGTCCTGCATCTATGCTAAGTGCAATTTCTGTAGGGTTATTTGTAACAACAATATCATTACTTCCTACAAGACTTTTATATTCTAGGTTATATCCTGTGCGTTGTTTAAAGACGCCTGCACCTGTGCCTAAGTTGACACCTTCAGTTTTATCGTCAATACGCAAGTCTAGATCTTCTAAACTTCTATTGATTTTAATAAATGCTTCACGTAGGTCATCGCCTGTACCATCGTTTGCAATTCTACCTATGTTTACTAGTTCTACAGCCATTTGTTAGTTTCCTATTATATATTGTATTTATCAAACCTGATAAATACTGTACTAGGAGTATTATATGGCAAGACCTTCATTTAAGAACATAGGACTACGTAGAGACCTAAATCTATCAGATCTTACATCAAAAGATCAGGCACTGAACAACGTTCTAAACAACCTTGTAGTTGGTTCTGATAACAAAGTATTTACAGGCGGCGATTTAGACGCCATTAAAGGTATCAGTAATAGTACAGTAACTAACAGAGATATTGGATTAATGGCTGGACTTGCTGTAAAAAATACTGTGTTAGAAGATGGTGAACTTGTTGATAGAATTGCTTCACCAGTTATTACTGTTAAAAATCAGTTAGATACTATTATTGCTACAACTAATGATCCCCCATTTTTTAATGGTGGTGACGGATTGATAGCAACTTTTTATGATGTTGAACAAATTACCGAAACGTTAAGTAAAAATACTACAGGTGCCACTATAATAAAATCAGGTGAAACACCTGCAGTTACAAAACAATTTTGGAACAATGGGGTATTTGAATTTAGTAATAAACTAGACGACACATTAGGCGGAGCAAACGGACTTATTCAATGGACTGGGTTTTATGTACCAGATGCTAGTGGTCCAAGCACATTTAGTTTTGAAACTACTGGCCTTGTTATGCTCGAAGTAGCAGACGAGTTTGGCGATCTACAAGTTGTACAGAATACATTTGCAGAAGATCGTCAAATAGAACATTTAAGTGCAATGAATAATGAAGCAACCGTTACTGTTGATGCACTTGATGCTCGTACTGTAGTAATAGGTGATGAAGTTATTGCCGCAGAAGACGAGAATGGTGTAGCAATACTTTCAGCAGAAATTAGTTCTGGACTGTTAGTAGATGGCACAGGTGCTACAAGTATTACTCTTAATCAAGCAATAACCGTTCCAGAAGGTGCAAAACTTACATACAGTATTAGAAATAAAATTGGTAGTGATGCATTTAGATTTTCTCATACAGAACCTAATTTAGAAAAATATGTTCCTATGGAAATGCGTTTAACATATTGGTATAGTGATCCTACAAAGAATTATTTTAACAAGTTCATAGATTGTAACTTAACTACAAATATTAAAGATAGCGGCGACTGGCCATATTGGTATCTATATCAACAAATACCGGAAGAGTTTGAGGAAGATAGTTTTAAAGGATTCTACGACAATAGACTGTTAACAGGCGGCGGTGAAATAGGACCAAGAGATGTTAACTTTAGTACACAATACGCAAGATGGTTAAGTGTTAGCCCACTTACTGTAACGTATACTCCTCCAAGGAGATTTGCTGATGCTTTACGAGCAGAATATACAGTAACGTTTAATCAAGATAGTAATATAATGAGTACAACGTCAACTAGTCCATATACAGACAACATTGAAATCGGTAATAAAGTTATTACACCTGCTTATGTTAAAGGCACAAGTGTTTCAGATATATCACGTAATAATATTATTATTGTTGATTCAACAGCAACAGGTGATGCTACTGTTCCTGTTAAATTTATGGATCACAGAGGATTTTTAGATGTACAAGCAGGCACATCAAATAACTTTAATGTTACCGTAACAACAACAGAAGGGCTTAAAGAAGGTACAGTTGTTGTAAGTGAAACAAATCCTGCTGGAACAGATTACATACGAGTTACAAGTATTGTAAGTATTAGAGAATTTACTACAAACATTCCATTAGGATTAAATGGATTGGAACAGGTATATTTTTATAGTGATAAGGGTTTAAGAAACAATAGTCTTAACAATTTTTGTATAGGAACTATAGGTAAAGAAATTGCTGTTACTGCTGTACCTGGCGACACAACACTAACACTAAACGATGTATCAGGATTTGGATTAAACAATGTATTTCAAAGCAGACCTTATACACAAGAAATTGATCCTGACGATAGTACTACACTAACAAGAATTATTGCTATTGATAATGTTAATAATACAGTTACGCTTAACAAGCCTATACAACCAGGTGATGATATGGTTGCTGGTACTACAGTTGTTATTTGTCCTACAGACACAACTCAAGACAAAGAAGCATGTGTTATACCATTAAACACAGCACCACCATTTGTAGGTACCTTAGACGGTCTTAGAACAACAGACGGCACAGGTGCTACTGTTGGACTTCAAATGACCAATGCAAGTGCTATACTTAAAGTAAGAGACTTTGTAGCAGAAAATGCTAATAGTGTAGAACTAAGTTTAGGCGATGCTCTAGCATTCGATAGAACAATACCTATTACGTTTAATGGAACAGTATATAAAGCACTAGCATCAACTAGTTAAACATAAAAAGTAATCAATACCGTCTATTTTAACTTTTGCTTTATGAGTAAAAGTAACGTTGTTTACGTTTCCACTTTCTGTAATTGGTGTTATACCGTCAATTAGTATACCATTGTTGAGTTTTAAATCACCAGTTTGTGCTGAAGCAGCTTGAGTTGTTAATTTTGTGTTAACACCTGTGCCTACAACTTCCCAAGGATTTGATGTATCACTAAATGCTCTAATACGTTGAATATTTGTTAATGGACTTGCAGGATTTGTAATATATAGTCCTGGACTGTTTACATTTACACCTTCAGTAATAATCATATCAGCAGGGTCATTAATACTAAACGAACCTTCCATTTTAAAATCGTCATCAGTTGCAACATTTTTATCACTTACAAACTTTTTGTCTGCTTGATATTTTGCAATATCTAAATATTGATATATCTCTAAAAACTGATTAGCATATGTGTCTTCGGTATCAATACCTTGATTACCTTCTGGCTCGCCTGAAGTTTGATCACTTAATCCGCTACTAAATCCTGCTGTGTCTTCAACAGCACCTAAGAATGTTAAGTTGTTTAATACAACAGCATCAGAACGTTCTACAATAAATCCTTCTGAAGGCGGATCAAATGTAAATTGACTGTCACCTTCTACGTCACTTGCAAAGCCAAATGTTTTTTCACCGTCGCTTTGCGTTACAAATAAATTATCTTGTAGTACAGTTTCATTAACAAAAAGTATTCTAACAGGATCTCCGTTTGTGAAAACAGCACTTCTTGCCGCTTGCTGTTCTGCTGTATTGTTTACTAGAGTTACAAGTCCTGTAATAAAGTTATATTCTGCATCAGCAATAGTAAGTCTTGATACGTTTTGACTGTTGTTGATAAACAGACTTATATCGTCGGCAATAGGTGCTTCAGCCAAGTTATTAAGTAACTGCCTATCTTGTGTGTTTTCTAATAAGTTTGCAGATTTTAAAAATCCTTGTACTGCTGATGTTGCCATTTTATAACCTCATGTTCCAACCTTTGGACCTTAAGAACTCAATTTGCTCTACAGCATCACCTGTAGGTGTTGATGTGTTTGCTAAGTTTACGCTAATACCACTACGTGGATTTGCTTCATAGTTAGCAACAAGGTCTGCTACAATATTATTTACCGCACCCGCTGGTAAGTTTGGATTGTTACTAATATCAAATCTATACAATGATCTACATGATACTAGTGCGCCTGCTACATAATCAGTAAAGTTATTGTTATTCATATAAAAGTCATAACACAATGTAAGATTATTCATATCTGGAACAGCACCAGTTATTTGGTTATAACTGATAAACAAACGTCTAAGATTAGGTGTTTCAAGTCCGTTAAATGATGTTAATTGATTACTGTGTACATAGTAGTATTGTAATGCATTACTTTGTATAACAGGTATAGCACCACTAAAACTGTTACCATATAAATGACAGTAATACAAGTTTGGATTATTAAAGAAGTTTGGCAACGGTCCTGTAAAGTTATTTTGTAGCATAACAATGTAACGTAAGTTCTGCATTGTGCTCAAACTTGGGAACGCACCACTAACACCTGCATTAAAACTTCTAAATACAATACCAATCATTCCTGTTGGTTTTTCAAAACAGTCTGGGTGCATAGGAGCATTTAACAAACTACTACTTGCTACATGGAAGTAACGCATTGCACTTGCACAATCATCAAACACATCGTCATACAAAACAAAGTCCTGTTCGGTATCTGAACGGCCGCCTCTTAGTGCTGTGTACTGTCCTTGGAAATAATACAAGTTTGGATTACCTGCAAATTTTGGTATAGGTCCTGTGTATGCACTACCATAACAATAAATTAATCTTAGGTTGCCACAGTTTGCAAATTTGTATGCACCTGATGTTGTAGTGAACAAGTTTCTATCTGCAGGCACATTACCCGCACTATTGTAGTGTGCATAAAAGTTTTGTAGTGAATTTTTATTTGCACAGTTAGGAATGTTAATACCTGGATTACCACCTATGTTTATGTAGTTAATTACACTACTTGCAAATTGCATACTATCATCAGTAATAGTATTACTATATAAATTAATTTGTCTTAGATCTGGTAAGTCTTTTACACTTTGTGGAACAGTGTTAAAACTGTTTCTATAGATAAAATAGTTTTGACATGTGTTAGCAACTTCAGGACATGAACCTGTAGGATCTTCACCATCTTGATCAAAGTAATTAAATGCGCCGCCTCTGTTGTGACCATTTAAGTTTAGTGTTAGTAAGTTTGTAAGTGTTGTTAAGTCTGCTGTAATACTTCCGTTGAATGTATTACCAAATCTAATTTCTCTAACAGATGTAGGTATTCTTGCAAGTACATTAGAATTAAACTTACGCAAGTTAGGATCGTCACCTAATGTAAAATTGTTTTCTCTTACATCTAGTGTTCTTACATTAGGAACAAATTGTGTAAAGTCAGGGAATGTTTTTAAAATATTATTATTAACATATAAATTTTGACAGTTTTCTAATGCAGCCGCAGGTAGTTCGGTCATACCAATGCCTGTTAATGGCAGTGTAAGTATGTTATTTGGATTGTGATATATTTCTACATTTTTAGGAGCTGCACCTGTGTCTCTATATCTTAAGAAACTACGTGTTGTGTTACTACCGCCTACATTCTCATATTCTTTTGTAAGGTAATCAAATTGTTTGTTTACAATTCTCCAACTTACAGCCCCGCTTGTAACTAGTCTAAGGTCACTGTCTAAGTTTCTAAAGAACCCTTCAAACACTAGTGGTATTCCCTTCATAGCATATAGGTATACTGTTTGTCCACCAATAGTTGCTTGTATTTTATGTGTTGGTACTTCTGAACTTCTAAAACGCACTGTATCTGCAGGCTTTAATATTTCAAGTGTGTTGGTTTCAATTGCTCCATCAACTTCAATTTGACTTCCATAAAAAATTGGGCTAGTATCTGTAGCAGGGCTGTCTGTACTACTCCAACTACTAACACGACTTGTACTAATGTCAGCAAATTTTAGTGTTGTATTGTCATCGTCAATGTATTGATATTTAATTGCGCCTGCACCTAGTACACCGTTAACTGTTAAGTTACCTTTTAATGCTTCACCTGTACCTGCTGTTTCGTCAATAATACTTGCATACTGTAATGTATCTTGATATAGTTTAACTAGATAAGTTTGTACAGGTACATTAAGTCCACTTAGTGTTTTTACATCATCTGCTGTAATACCTAAGTCACCAGCTGCTCCCCTAATAATATCAAGGTCGTTTATATTAATTCCTATGTTTGCTAAAGCCGCCAAAGGATCTGCAACATCTGCAAGACTCCTGTTTACGTTTAGGCCAAATTTTATTTCTGCCATTAATCTTCCTTCGTGGTCACACTTGCACTTACTAAGTTAACATCATTATTTTCTAAACTTCTTGCTGTAATAAATGTTGCTGTTGTATTTAATATTCCCGGAGTAATAGTTGTTCTATCTGGTCCGTACACACTATCTAATGCTACGGTATTGTTTCTGTTTGGTGCAACATATAAGGTATCTTTTAGTTTACCTGGTCTTAATGGTTGCGAGTTTTGTACGTCAACGCTTGTACTTGCTAATCTTTCTTTTTCTAAATAATTAGCTGCAGGTACTCCTGAACTTGCGCCGCCGGAGAACACAACATCAATACCGCTATTTGTTACCCATTCTGGACAAAATGCTCTAGTTGTTCCATTAATAAATTCTGTAATAGTTACATTATTCATTTTAGCATTGTCACGCATAAACACAACTAGATATAAAGGTTTAGGTTGGAAACTAAACACTTGTACTTTGTTTACACCTTTTAATGGATCGCCTGTAATAGTTTTATCTTTAATTCTTACAGGACTTAATTTAAGAGTAAATGCTGCACTACTAGGAGCACCATCTACTTCTGCATAATACTTTTCATCGTTATTACTATCAATGTATGTTTGTAGTCCGCTAGTGAATCTAATACCACTTGCTGAATCACCGTCACCAAACTCTCCGCCAATAAGATTAAACCCGTTTATTAGTTCACTTGGTTCACTGTCAAATATAATAACATTACTTGCAAGTCCGCTTACAGGATCAGTTGAACTATAAGTAACAGTAAATTCTAATCTATCTTCAATTGTAACATTTATACCTGAGCATGTACCGCTGTCAGTTCCTGCTGGTCTAGGTAATCTGTAATCAATGTCATACTTAATACCTAATGGTGCATCACCTTCTCTTTCTTCATAGCCGTCTCTATCTCTATACAAACTACTATGAGTAAATTCTGCATACAATATATTATCTAAGTCCGGAGCAACTTCTGTTACACCGTCACTTTGTAAAAACTTAACCTCATTTACAGGAGTACCTTGTGCATTATTACGTGTTGATATAATTGGTTTGTTTTCTGTAACACCTATAAGGAATTCACAAAACTGTGTTCCTTCTTGAGCTACAGGATTTAAGAAATTACAATCAAAGCCATCACCTGTTATAGGATATGTACTGCCTGCAATAGAATCGTAATAACTTGTAAAACGTACAGCGGAAGTATCCACTGTTGCTCTATCAACTAACTGTCCATTTAATATAACTTGTGTGTCAATAGTACCAGTTGCACTTTTTTCATACAAGTTGTCAAACCCAATACGTTCAATGTTTGCTGTACTTTCACTTGTTCTTGCGGCATAGCAACTATTAATACCCGGTACAATAAGTTTGCTATCATCGTCACGTATTCTAAATATTGGGTCACCATCTGATGTACCGCCGCTTACATATGCGGCAAAGCCACTTGTATCTACTTCTGCATCGTATTCAGGATTGCTGTATAAAGCAAATTCTGTATCGCTTAATACTTCAATGTAATATGTTTGTAGATTAACTTCTGTCATACCTACAACATTTTCTATTGTAACTTTTTGTCCTGTAAAATAACCGTGTGCAACATCTGTAGTTACAACACCACAACTTGCTTGAGTAATATTTGTTATATTAACTTGTGGCTGTGGGTTGGTTGTAATTTCGTTACCTGCACCATTGATGTTTATACTTCTTATAACACCATTTTGATTACTGTGCAAACTTGGTGCATAGTGATGTCCAAATGCTGGACAGCCATCAATCTCAACTACTTGTACTTCTGTAAGTTGATCACAGTCAATTTTTAAATCTACTGGGTAAACATTTTTTTTGTTAGGTTTAGCTACACCATCACTGTTTTTAATTTCACGTTTTGGATATATGCCAGCAACACTTGTTTGTCTTGCATTGTTTACAGCCTTGTCGTCACTTGTATACGAGAAGTACTTACCTGCACTGTTATCGCCACCATCAATATAACATGAAGCACCATACTTGTAAAGGTATTGTGGTTCTCTAATGTTACTTGTATTTCTAATATCTTGTAGATATCTAAATTTAAAGTAAGGATCTTGCAAACAAGGTTCGCCTAATTGGTTTTCAATAGTTAGTGTGTGCATTAACACCCAACGTGCATCTCCTGTGTCTGTTGGTATGTAAGCATAAAATTTAGCACCAATAGCACCGTACCAACCAAATTCAATTTTATACATAGTAACTTTAGTAGGATCTAATAAGTATCCTGATCTACCATTACCATCTAATGGATCTCCGTTAAAGAAATCTCTAGTAATCACAAGCTCATAAAATTCGTCTTCGTTAAATGGTTCTCTACTTTGTACTGTTTGTTGTGCTGTATTATTAAAGCCCATACGTTGTAATACTTCGTTAGGCAATCTAACTGTACTCCTACGTACAATATTAAACTGCGGGCCTCTTATTTGGAAAACATATTCGTCTGTAGGATTACCTATACCCCATTCGATAATGTTGTCAATGCTTGCTTCGTCTCTGCTTGCTCTAAAGCCAAATGTAAAACCTGAAATACGTCCTGGTTGATATCTATATGCTTTTTTACTTTGTAATAGTCCAAAATAGTTAGCACCATCTGAAGCACCTGGTCTTGTGTTAGTTGCATCAAAACCTGTAGGAAATCTAATTGGTGTATTAGTATTAGGATCTAGTAAAAGACCATCACGCATGTTCATCCACGCCTGACACCAATTTTCTATAACATCATATCCTAACTGTTCGTCATCTGGGTATACAACATCTCCGTCTTGTGTAAAACATAATGTAGGATCTAGAAAGTTCTCCTTTGCAAATATTTCATTTGTACCAACGTATGAGGTATACAAGTCATTACCTAGATCGATAAACGCTAAGAATCTAGCAAATACAGCTGGGTTATAGCCGCCGCTTACGTAGTTTGGTCCAGGAGGGAATGTGTAAGCAACAGGAAAACTTTCAACAACAAGTGCTTGCTCGTTTGTTTCTTCAACTAATCTAGTATAGAAATGATTACCAAATGTTCTATTGCGTCTGTTGTACCAACCTACTGGTCTACCAAAAATGCCGTTGTATTGAAAAAATTCCCATTCTTCTTCATTAACCCCATATGTGCTTACGTCACTAAACAAACTAAGTTGTACTTCTGCTCTAGGTATACCTAGTAGTGTTGTACTAACTTGAGATGTTTCAGCAAATTGTTCTACAATGTCTAGTTGTGTGTTATCAACTACTTTGTTGTTTACAACAACACTGGTACTGTTTTCTGCTTTGGAAAGAGCTTCGACCGGACCTTCATCTTCTGTAACAATAATTTGTCCATTTGAATCTCTAAGTGGAACACCTTTTACAATGTCATATAGAGGTACAAAACTCTTCGATGTTGGTATAGGTATTCTGTCGAACCCTATTTTGATTTGAGGCATTTATTATTGCTCCTCCCATGTCAAGCTCGCACTCAACGAAACTAGTGGTGTATTGCTATTAGTATTATTACTAAATGTTGCTAAGAATAGAGTTTCTAGCTGATCTGTAAGTGGATAACTTATATATTCTTTGTTATAATCAAAATAAGTTGCCAAATCAAATTCTTCAGCACCCGGAGCAACATAATAACTTGCTAATTCAGTACCTGTTCCAGGTATTGGAGTTTGCGCTCTAAGTGCAACTTCAACTGAACTTAAACGTTCCTTTTCAAATGTTGTTTCGCTTGATGTAAGTACGTTTCCGTTTGGATCAAATACACCTTCTTTTAAGAATGATGCGCCCGAAGCAATTTCTAATGTACCATTGTATATCTCTGCTGGATAAAAATAGTAATTGTCGTTTGCTTTCTCTAATCTTCCCAATACACTTATAAGTGTTTCTGAGCCATTTAAACTTGCACGGAAGTAGCCGTAAGTAAAGTCTCCATTTTGTGAAAGATAATCTGTATTTGTTGTAGACAGTAAGTATTGTTGATTTATATCTACACTTGCATTAATTGTAAAACTACCCGATGTGCCTAATGTTGTTTGGAACAATGGTGTTTTAACCAGTGTAACTTTAGCATTAGTTGAAGCATCACTACCAATACTTAAACGTGTTGGGTATACCTGTACTCTGTTTCTAACATCATCACCATTACCTGATGTAATGTTATCTTTTGTTTTTAATCCATATACAAGTGCTGGTCTATCTACAATTACATTTAATGTTGAAACAGCACTTACTGGTTTGTTTAAGTATATGTCGTTGCCGTCTATCCAAATAACTTTTACGTTTTGGTCTTGTGAGTTACCTGTAATTACTCTTGCATTCATGTAATATGTATTGACTGCCGGAGCATCAGTACCTGTTGTATCAGGATCTAAGTTAGTTACACTAAAATATGGTGCTACAGGATCTGTTGCGTTTGTTGCATCTACACCCAATTTATATTTTGATCCATTAATTTCTGTAGGTGTTTCTGAACTATGGTTAAACAATCTAACTGTACCACGGTCACCACCATCAATGTAGTAAGAAGCACCATACTTAACAAGGCTTTCTGAGTAACTACCATATGGGTTTTGTAACCTATTAGCGTTTGGAACACCAAAGCGTGATTCACTACCACCACCGTATACTAGATATGTAATTGGAAGTGTAGCATTACCTAGTGAAGATATCTTCAACTGGTTTGAACAACGTAAATGGTGTACTCTTACCCAACGTGCTTCGCCGTTGTCTACTGGAACATATGCTAAGAACAATGCACCAACAGCACCATACCAACTAAATTCAACTTTAAGCATGGTTACTTTACTAAAATCTAAATCCCAAACTGATGTTTGTTCTTGTGCTGATACGCCTGTGCCTAAGAATAGTTCACCTGCTTTTTTATCTAATACGTTATCACTATACACACTGTTACGTGTTGTACCATCTAAACTATCTCCTGAGAATCTAGTTCTACCAACTCTATATTCATATACTGAATAGAATGTTGGGTCAACATGATCTCTTACCCAAGTTTTATACTTGAAGTTTAAGTTATCTATTTGTGTTCTTAATGATGCTGCATCAACACTTGTGTCAATTGCTGTATCAATGTATCCTATAGTTACGTCTGCTGGATCTGCTGGTAGCGTACCAGATGATGTATACATGTAAGGGAACATACCATCGTAACGTTCCTCAACACCTGCAAGTCCAAATGACTTAGCGTATTCTGTTGGGTGAATAAATGGAACTGGTGTTTCTATGTAGTGTTCTGTTCCTGCGCCGGATAGTGTAATCGGAGTGTTGTTACTTGGTGTAACATCAAACTGATCAAAGTCTGCTACCGCAGGGTCCATTAGTGTAATTGTATTACCTTTAGGACCTTGTACTTCACTTACCCAGTATGTTTTACCGTCTGTAAGTTCTGGACAATCGCCATAATAGTTTACATACTGTCCTATTATAACACTTCCTTCTGCAAGTGTCAATGTATTATTTGTTGTATCAATTTGTGCTGGTGTTTTAACACGCTTCTTAAGCAGTGTAGGATCGTACACACCTGCATGTACCATAATTAAACCATCACGTAAAATTACTAAGTCACCAAACTGACCTGCTTGTCCGTAATCAACAGCACCTGTATATTCATTTGTAAAGTTATTAATAATAGTATCTGTTAGAGTAAGTAGTTTGTCTCTTTGCGCTGTTGATAATGCAAATCTTGTTGTCATACTCTTAATTTGTACAACCTGTGAGTCTGTTCTTTCAACATTAACTAAACTGTTTGATGTAAGCAAGTCTTTTAAGAATTGGTGTCTAGCAATCTCTGCAACAACTCCACCACTTGTTTGTGAGTAAACTTTAAGTTGTCCGTCACTGTAGTATTTGAATGCATTGTATGCTGTTGCCGCATTACCGCCAAATTGTAAGTCACTGCCGTAACCATTCATTACGTATTTTACGTCTCTAATACATTTAAATTTAAGTACTCTTTCAAAGTCTGATTGGCTAGCACCATCAGGTAGGTCTGTTACTGTATCATAATTTAAACTTTGACTTACTAGGTAACCATAGTATAAAGCATACACACTAAAAATTGTTTCTACTTTACTACGTTGTCCATATGTTGCAGACGCAATCTGTGCATCTGTAATTAAACCTGTTGTTCCATCTGGTCCTGGTTGTGCAGGATATGCTCCTGTACCATTTGATGTAACCGCTTGTATTTGAAACTTAGCAAGGTCGCCAATTTTTGTTCTAGCGCCTGTTTCATTAATACTTGCTAGTTTTTCACGTATTTTATTTCTAAAGAAGTAATGTGTTTCGCCCTCACGCTCTGCATCTGTTAGTATCGCTGTGTCATAAGTTGCCGCATTTGCTATAATGTGACCGTCGCCGCCCCAACGTAAATCGTTGATATAAGCATCAAGTGCGAATTCTAAATCTCTCTTACATTTTAAATCATCGCCTGTAAATGTTACAGGTGCTACTGTTTCTACAATAGTTTGTTTTGCTGCTTGTATTGCCGCTTGAGCCGCTACAGCTGAAGCTCCACCCCATGATGTATCTGGTGATGTTCTTGTAACTGGTAAACTTAAAAGTATATCACCTTCGTCAATAACGTCTCTTATAATTGTTGCAAACGCAACTGCTGCATCTGCTTCTGCTTGTGCCGCTACACCATTGCCTGTGCTTTGTGTTTCGCTGTTACCAGTTGTTGGAGTAATAGTTACATCTTTTACAATGTCGTCAATAATATCAACTAAGCGACCGTATGCCGCTACTGTTTGTGTGATGTAGTCTGCTGTTTGATCACTCTTACTAAAACCATCGTAAAAGAAGAACCTACCTGCATCATATGTAGCACTGTTTCCGCCATATAGCACATCATATGCTACAGCGTTTAGAACAAATAATACATCACGTGTACATTTGTTTGCGTTGTGACTTGCACTTGGATATGTGTCTGCTACCCATGCATTAATCTCTGCCGCAATAAAATCTCTGTTTGCAACTAGTTGGTCTTTAACAGCCTCTCTACTTGCTGAGCCGCCACTAGTTGGATTTGTAAATGTAACAGCCTTTAGGAAAGCAATCTGCTCTGCCTGTGTTGCACTTGCATAATCAACTCTTGTGCCTGCATCAACTGCCACCGCTCTTAAGTTGTTGTACCAGTCGTCAACAAGTGCGTCTGCTGTATTGTCAACACCTGTTAGTGCTTTAACTTCTATCTCTGAGTTATCAATTGCTGTAGTAACACTTGTTGGTAATGGATATTCGTTTGAGTTAGACTCTGCTAAACCTTGGAATGTTGAACCATAGTTTGTTCCTAGCGTAATGTCATCACCAATAGCATCTAAGAAGTAACCTAAGTCTCTTTGACACTTAACTGCTGAGTTACTAAGTACGCTCGAATCAATTAAATCAAATTTGTTTTCTGTCAAGTATTTTGTTGCTGTAGGATATGCATTATATGTGCTTTCAGCAACACCCGGTGCTTTACCACCTAGTGCGTGATCTTCTAATTGCTGTCCTGCACTATTACCAAATTGCAAAGGGTTCTTTCTGATAATAGATTGTGTACGTCTTACAACAGCAAACTGATCGCCTTGTCCTGTGTCTCTTGTTTCCCAATAGTACCCGTCAAACTTATCAAAGATACCATATTTCTTAACGTCTGGGTTTCTTGTTGCTGGTCTTTGTCCTGCACCTACTACGTTACCTGTAGCAAATGAACTCTTAATACCAAATGTAGCTGCAGAAACACGTCCTGGTTGATATCTAAAAAATCTTTTACTTGTTAATACCGCTGTTTCGTCTGCTGGTGCTGTAACTTTTGCACCTGACTCTTCAGGTAAGTGTAAGATACCCCATGCTTGCGGACCTCCAACACCTGTATATTCTGTTTTAGTGTTAGCAACTTCTGAATAATCTTCTGGAACACTGGACCACTCACTTGGGTTAACATCGTATGTGTTAACGTCAGCAAATATACCTAGTGCAACTTCTGATCTAGGTATACCTAGTAGTGAAAGTGCAACCTCTGATTGTATTTTGTTTTGTTCAACGACTGGTATCGCTGTTTGGTCCGTAGCAACTACAACAGGAATACTGTTTGCTGCAGGTTGTGCGCCAGGTGTAACTGGAGTAGTTCTACCTACGTTTACGACCGAAGCATTGTTGTTAATATTATTTAAACTTGACATTAGTTAATTTTCCCTTTGGCTACTACGAAATTGTTTTGTAGTGCTACTTGTCCGGCATTACCAACTACAGTAATATCACCAAATGCATCTCCAAAATCAATACCAATAGTATTGCTTATCGTATTTATTGTTTTTATCGTTCCGTCAACCCCGCCTGTAGGTGGAGTTGTACTGTGTCCGACTAACCTTACTACATCCTCTAAGTTTAGTCCGCTTACGTCAGTAAGAGGTACTTCATAATGACTACCTGCTAACTGATTACCGTTTCCATTTATTGTTTGTTGTGGAACATATTCTGTTGCCACAATTCTGTAAACTAGTCCTTGCGTATTTGGATTAGCATTTACTAGTTGTGTATAACTTGCTCTACTAAGTAAGTCATTTACCCTTGATGCTACAATACGGAATGCAAAGTTGCCGTTTGCATCACCTGGATTTGTAAATGCTATGTAGTCTTCGCCGCCTAGTGTTTCTGAATAATCTGTACCTAGTTCTTCAACATTATTTGTTTTACTAAGTTCATTAATAAACCCAGTTAGTCGTCCTTGGTTTGCTGTAAAGTCAAAAAACGCACCATTCTCTTGATATACATACTGTGGACTATTAAAGTCAATACCGTTTTCAATTAGTATGTTTATACTGTCGAACTCTGAATTAAGCACGTCTGGATTAGCAATAAACTCACCAGCAGGTCCTAATAGTACGTTTGGTGTTAGTACAATTTTTGTAGCACCGTAAGCAAAAATACCTTCACCACAGTTGTCAACAATGTTTGGTGATACTATACCTTTTTGTACAGCACTAATACGTACTGCTCCTGGGAAGTTTCTAAATGTGTTGTGAGCAATTTTAACTGTTCTACATTCATCTGCAAATAACGGAAACCAGTCAAAACTATAACTTAGTCCGCCGCCTGTAATTTCACTGTTTAGTACAGTAAGGTTATTTGTAATACTCGGATCGTATGCGTAAATGCCTCCACCTACAAGATTATCTAATTCTATATTTTCAAATAGTAAATCGTTACCATACAAATATACAGCATAGTTTAAATATTCATTAGTTGTATCACTTGTTAAATATTGGTTTTGTGCATTACCGTCAATACGTACATCTCTAACAGTAATGTTATTGTAACTTGCGTATCCTGACTTAGGTCTAATAATATTATTGTCACCAGTTGCTTGTTCTGTTGACCAATACTGTTTAATAATTCTTGTTTGGTCGCCACCACCTTTTAATGTAAATCCATCTGGAAGTTCTAACCTCTTAATAAAGTAAGTTCTATTTTCTAATGTTAAAAGATTTCTATTTTGTGCTTTAGCGGCATCGATCGCTGTTTGTACAGCAACAGTATCGTCAATAACAACTTCAATTGAATTTGATGTTGCGTAATATTGATTTGCTACTGTAAGTGTATTTGTATCAGAATCAATACCTGTAATTTCAGTATCAAACCAACCTAACTTTGGACTACCTGGTGCTACTAATGGAACATGTACTAGTCCACTATTTGTAGTAAATAGCCCTTGATTAGTTCTTTTACTCCAAGGAGTAACATCAAAGTCATAATAATCTGTAAACACAATGTTGCTTAGTGCAACACCAAGTTCTTTTGGACCTAATACACTGTGTAATGTATAATCAACTTCAGAACCAACTTTTCTATATATTAATACGTTGTGTGAACTTGAAACTCTGCTTACAACTACTTGTATGTTTTTATTATTATTAAAGTCTGTAATTTCTTCTGGTTCAATAGTAATATCAGCCGCCGCTGTAACAGCACTAATCTTACCTGAAACTTGATCCATTTGTGCAACACGATAACTAAATGTAACTTCATTACCGCTTGCGTCTGGTGTAGCAAAGCCGACTCTACTTACTTGTACGCCTAAGTTTGCTTGGTCCTGATCAATATTATCAGCACTTGCTCCAAACAACCTTACCTTCATTGATGTTGCAAAATAATCTATGTCTGCAGCACTTATTGTGAACTGATTTGTTTGTGATCCACTTAATGTTGTAGCGTCAACTTTAACACTTGTATTAAATTCTTCGTTTACACTAATAGCACCACTAACAATCAAATTACCTTTAATACTTACACCACCGTCTACACTTAACGCACCTGTTTCAAAGTCTACAGCAGTTTGTGTACTCTTAATTTTTACACCAACGGCTTGGTTTAATTCTAATTTAGTTTCTGTGAGTGTTGCACTTGTTTGACTATTAGTAACAAAAGTAATTGTGTCGTCGCTTGCACCTGGTGTTGTTTCAGCACTAACATATGTTAGTCCGTCTACTGATCTTACTCCGCCTAGTCCGTTCCAGTTACTACCATCGTAACCCTCAAATATTCCTAGTTGGCTGTTCAAACGCATAGCACCTGCAACGTTTGGAGTTCTTTGTGATGTATCACCTACCGGTAGTACCACAGCGTTTGTGCCTACAATAGTTAGATAGCCGTTGCCCTTAGGATCAATACTTATGTTGCTGTTGTCTGGTACAGTTCTAATTGTTGTACCACTAAATTCAACATTTTCAATACTGTCAAATGCTGTAAATGTGTAATTGCCTGCACCGTCTGTTTTTAAAATGTCGCCGTTGTTACCTTCTACAATTCCTAGGTCAGTAAGTGTTGCAGGAATAGTTGGCTTGTTTTGTACATCGTCCCATTGTGGATTAGTTGTAGGAATATCTAAGTATTCAAAATCACCACCTGCGGCTACAGTTAGATATTGTCCTGCTGTAGGTACTTGGCCGTTATCTTTTAGTTTTACTGGAGTAATAAAGTCATCGTCAATTTGAGATAACCCAATTTGTCCTGATAGTCCTAAGAAGTTTGTGGCGCCGCCGCCACCTCCGCCACCGCCGGTCATGTCAACAAACTGTAAATTACCTGAACCGTCTGTAGCAAGAACTTGTCCTATAGTTCCGTCATCTACATTTAACTCCGTAATACCTATAGTGTTTGCATTAATTGTTGCTGCACTTGAAGTTCCTGATAAGTCGCCACCTAGTACAGGATCTTGTACAGGTATATTTTGGAAACTAATTGTGCCAGCGCCATTTGTTGTAAGGAACTGACCAGTTGTGCCATCACCTATTCCTAACTGTAATATTGAAGTTGGAATAGTAGGTTTGTTTTGTAAATCGGCATAGTCGTTTCTAAATACAGTACCATCTACAATCAGCTGAGATGCTGTAACTGTTCCTAATGCTTGTATATCAAGAGCATTTACAATGCTACTGTTTGTAAGTAAAAGATTGTCACCATCCGGTAATTCTCTAAACTGGTTACCTGCTGTTGTATCTACTACTAGTGGAAATCTATTGGCCATTATCTCATCCTATTTACTATATTTATCGCCTAATTTTTTTAAGTGCTTCATCGGCTGTTCCTTTAGGATCTCCAATGACCTTTACTTGTAATCTTGGACCACGGTTGGCGACTACTGTTAATCGTCGTCCATTTTCATCTGTAAAACTTTTACCTTTTGTGCTTTTACTTTCTGGCATTATACTCTTCCTACTACTACTTCAACAATGCCTTTAGCATCATCTTCTTTAGTTCCAACAGCCTTACCAATAACAGTACCAACAGTTGGTGTGTTGTTAACAATAGCATAACCTGGTATAGCACTTGAAACAAGCATATCGCCTTTTTGTACTTTACCAATTACTTTAACAGGAACTCGTCCTTGTAATGCAATGCATGTTGCAATGCCCGGACAGTCTTGATTCATAACAAACGCTGGATCAGCACTTACAACTCCAGCAACTCTATGATCGCCTTTAGCATCAGTTGTAGTAACTTCTGCGTCACCACCAAACACTAGTACTGTGCCTACTTCGTACTCTGCGTCTGCTGAATACATCTCAGCTAAGTCAGCGTAGGTTGATTGTAGTTTAGAACCACTTGACAGACTCCAGTCACCTGTTATAGTACCTGTTGTTGCTGCGGCTCCTGTTGTTAGTTCTCTTGTGAATGTTTTAGCAAACGTTCTTGTTGCATCACCTAAATCTTTAGTAGCATCTTTGGGTATAATATCTGTAGCAACATAACCGGTTATGCTAATATCATCACCAGTACCATCACCAAGTGTTACAGCACCATCAAATGTTGCGTCTCCTGTAACCTCAAGTGTACCTGAAACCGTTGCATCATCGTCAATGGCTACTGTACCGCCTGCACTATCAATAGTTAAGTTACCTGATGTAGTGTCAATTTCGTTGTCACCTGTTACACCAATTTTAATATTACCTGATGTTGTTCCTACTGTAGTTAAACTTGTGTCAATATCAACATTCTTAAAGTAACCAGTTTGATATCTAAGGTTTGCATCACCTAAATTAGTTGTATCGTCGTCATCTGGTATAATTGCAAGTTGGTCGTCAGTGCCATTACCATTTGCATCAAACAGTCCAAAAGTAATTGTCTTTTGTGTAGTTGCATTTGATACAACAATAGCAACTTTACCTGCATCTGTTTTACCACTGTATGCACCAATTGCAATACCTGCTGATGTATCACCTTTTTCGTTTTGAGCTTCAATAAAGTTAGTGTACATCCATTGAGCAGCTGCAAACGGAGTTTCAGTACCTGTTACACCGTTGGCTGTATCAAATGCTGTATCAGCCGCTGTATGTGTAATACTTCTATCAAATATATCTGGATCACTACCTGGGTCAGTACCGTCTGGATCTTTAAGATCACCTACATTTAAATTACCAAATACAGTTGTGTATGCTGGTGAATCGTTAGTTGGATCATTTACATCTGTCTGACCACCTGATGCTTGTATACTCTTACCACCCTGTAGTGATTTTAGTGTAAGGATACCATTGGCACCCGCACCAATTTGTGTTAGTACAGTTGAGTTGTTAAGAGCATAGCCTTGAGCATCAATAATACCTGCGCCATCTGTTTTTACAAAACTGTTAATTTCACCAGTTGTAGTATCATTAACTACTAGGTATGTTTCTGCACCTGCTGTTTCAAGTGTTCTAGTCATTACACCTGTTGCTTGTGCTGTTGGGAAGTCAGAGTGTTGTATACCTTGACCTTCATCAACTACTGTGCTAAATGCAACTTCTGCAACGTTTGCTTCTGAACTTGTTGAGTTACCTAGTACAGTGTCTGAAGCAATTTGCTCTAGTTTTGATTTAGGTATACCATTGTCTTTGAGTTCAACGTGTCCTCTAGTAACTTTAAAGTTAGCACCGTCAAATGCTGACAAACCTAGTTTTGCTTGGTTAGTTGCATAACTGTCATCGTCTGCTAAGTCTTTAACAACAATGTTACTTTGTATTCTTTTAACAGTACCGCCACCAGTAATGTTTGGATTACTTGAGGTTGCTGTAAATGTTGTACCTGCTGAACTTGCACTAGCACCTAGTGTTGTAAAGTCTGTTGTACCTTGTACAACAACTTCATATGTAAATCCTGATACAACTTCTTGTGCTGAAATTACAATTTGATCATCTGCAGAAGTTACAAAAGTATCTGCTTCTTGCATGTTCAACTTGCTTTGTACAATAGCCGCTGTTGGATTCACATCCTGGTTAACAATAACTTCATCGTTAATCTGCATATCAAAGTATGCTGTTGGTCTATCTGGGTTTGATACATCACTTGGATCATCGTCATTAATTAAACGTCTTGTTGTAAAGCCAATGTCACTTACAGGTGTACCTGTGTTGAATGGTTCCTCAGCAATATTAATAATTTCTTGGAATGGTCCATTTATATACTTTGACTGTCCGTCTGTTGTTGTAGACCCTGCACTTGCTTTAGAATAAACATCTGGTGCATTGGCTTTTAGTCCACTAATAGTTCCACTGCCTATGTTTAAGTTGTATTCTGTAAGACTAGCAATGTCTGGTCCTTTTGTAAAGTAAACCACAACAACATCGCCAAGACCATTGTCATAAAAGTCATATGTACCTGTAACAGTACCAAAGTTGTTTGTTGCGGCACTGTTAGTTAGAACCTTACCTGGTACAAATGCGCCTGCGTTACCAGCGTTAGCATCTAAGTATAAAGAATATGTACCTGTTAAACCTAACATCTGGTTTGCATCACCAGTACTAATTTCTACATCTCTAAGTGTTTTTGCTTTCTTAACACCTTCTGATCTACTGTCTACATAGTCTTTGTTTACGGCAGTTGAACCTGATGTTAATAATAAATCAACTGGAGCAAGATCAGTTAAGTTATTCTGCCCCATGCTTTGATCACCAGTAAATGCTTTAGCACCATTCTGTGTAATAACACTTGGTCCTAATGGATTACTAACTTCTACACCTTGTTGGTCGTAACCTAAACGTCTGTTTACATATCCTCTAACAGCACTTTCAACTGGAACAGTATCATTAGCATTGTCACTCATTGCACTGTCTGTTGAGAACTCAGTAACAACAACACCACGTTTGAATCCAATGCCGTCTACATCTGACAATGCAATACTTGCCGCAAATGTAACTGTACCTGTACCTTGGTCAACTGTAAAGAATCTACCTACACGGAAGAAACCATCTTGGTCTGTACTTACAAAGAACACTCTACCTTTTTGACGTTCTTGTATTTCGTTTGCTTGATCAGCTTCTCTTGCAGGGAAACCTAAAATAACGTTTGGATAGTTTGTTTGGTTAAATGACCCTGTACCAATGTCTAAGAAGTCGTGTCCTGTTGCTCTACATGTACTAATTTGAATAGTAATCTTAGCAGGAGCACCATCTTGTAACCCTGCTCTAATAATAATTGGAGCATTAAATCCTTGTGTAACTGGTTGTGATAAACCTGTTGCAACTGCTGTTACGTTTGTTTCTTTTACTTCTACGAGTGTAGGAACAATGTTTACCAAGCCAGTAGCAAGATCAGTCATTGTTGTATAAGTTGCGCCAGCGTCAATACTTATTTCAAGAGCACCTGTTGTGTTAAATGCAACACCTGACCAGTCATATAAATCAAGCACACGTTCGTTTACTTGTTTTACTTTAACTTTACCGTTTGCACTAGTATTACCAACCTGTCTAACAAGAACTTGTCTTTGTGCTAGATTGTAAAATACATCTCTTTCCCAACTTGCATTTTCGTTTAGAGTAAGTTTTACTTCACTTACTTCTTTTAGGTCAACAACAGCATATGTGTGATCTTCACTAAATGTGGTTTGTACATTATGAACACCACTGTCAATTTTAACTTCTCTGTAGTTGTATACAATATGTTTCTTACCTCTCCATGATATTACTTTAGGTAATTCATAAGTTATACTGAAATCTCTACCTGTATCATCACTTGGAATAGTTTGGAACTGTGCATCTGTATCAAAGTTGTTATTCAGTCTCCAAATGTCTTTTGTTTCAGTAAGTTTGTTAATAGCAATAGTTGTATCACCTTGCGTATTACCTAGTGTTGCTGAACTTGAAGGAACACTTAGAGTTGCACCTGTTGTGCTAATATATGTTGGATCAACTAATAATCCAATATAGTCAAATGTAGTATCAAATCCTGTTAGTGATTCGTCATCTTGTAATAATGCGCCTGCACTGTCGTTAACTCCAAAACTAATTGATCTATATGTGTCAACTGGGTCATCGTCAAAGACAACCGCTGTACTAGGACGAATAGTTAAACTTCCTACACTTTCAATATCTCTAAACAAATGTGTTTGGTTATTTCTAATATCAATTGGTTTATTGATTGGAATATCTGCAAGCAAGCCGTCATTGTCGAATTGATCGTTTGATGTACTAAAGTTTAATTTGTAAACCTGTCCATCTCTTTCAGGCGTATATCCTGCAATGCTGTTGATACTACCACTGATAGTCATTCTTCTAATACTACCAGTTTGTATACCGTTGTCTATATTTGCTGCACTTCTGTTAATTTCTGTTATTGTAACAGTTGCATCGTTTGCAGGACTTGTACCACCTAGTTGTGTACCAGGAATACTAAATGTATCACCTACTTTATAGTGGTCTCCTCTCTCAGTACCAAATATGCTTATGCCGTATATACCGCCATTTTTATTTGCTTTACTTACAACAATAACTGCTTCAGTTGTTTCACTTACTGGTTCTGATTCATCGTTACCAATAATACCGTTTACATTAGTTGATCTTGCAACCGGAGTAAATGAGTATTCTGTATTGTCAATAGTATAACCGTCAACTAAAATACCATTCATCTTTTGAATATTTGCAACTTCGTAACGTGCAATTCTGTTGGACGGAGTTACACCGTCATCGTGATAGTAATCAAGCTCGCCTTTGTTACTTGGAATATGTTCTAAGTCGTATACGTGTACACTTAATTGTGTTTCAAGGTTAGTGTAGCCTGTTGTGTCAACTTCTGTTATATCTGCACCACTATCTACGTTGTTAACAAATACACTAGCACCTACAGAGAAACTGCCACTTGTGCCGTCTAGGTAAAGTTTCTTACCTACAGATGCAAACACTGATGCACCACTAGCACTTGGTGTAGATGCAGCGTTAGCAATAGTATCTCCTGCGGCTACAGTTATGTTTTGATCTAATTCAAGTACTGTAATTGCAGAGAATGTTTTAGCACTCTGCATCATGTCATCTTTAAGGACAACGTCATCTGGTACTTCGTTTGGATCTGAACCTTGTGCAACAAGACCGTATACACCGTTTGCGTTTGAGCCGTTTAGTGATCTAATCTGTCCACCGTTACCTGCATAGTAGGCTGTATGACAGTAGTATGTAAACATACTAACCATTTCACTTAAACCACCGTTGATAGTAACAAGGCCATATCCTAAGTCGTTAACCTGTGTAAAGTCGTTACCAAGTTGTGATCTGTTACCTGCTGTTTGTAGTGTAATGTCAAAGCCGCCACCCGGTATTGGAAGTTCAACTAGATCCCAACCTATATTTACGTCTGGATCTACTTCGCTTGGTGGCCCTGATGTTGAGTCAAGGATAAGTCTTGCTGTTGGTGCAAGTAAACCACCATCGTTGTAATCAACAACATCATTTACCTGATATCTAATACCGTTAATATAGAAAGGTGCAGGTGTTTGTGGTTTCCTAATTGCTAAACCACTTCCTGGGTCTGCTGTAACTAAAAGTTCGTATCCGTTGCCTTCTACCGCTGTTACTCTTACAGGAGTGTTAGCACAGAAAGCGTCAACTAGCATACCACCTCTAAACGCTTGTCGGTTAAGTGATTGTGAAAAACTTGAACCTGTTTGTATGTACGGTGATTTAGTAAGGATTTGTCCTGTTGGATCTAGTACACACATAAAGCCACCATGACCTTGTACCGTCATGTTACGTAGGATTGTTGCATCGTTCATTAAGAACGCATCAAGTGTGGTTGAACGTTTTGCAGGGTTCCAATCTTCGTTTGGTGTACTGTCGTTACCCCATTTAATTAATTCAAACAAGTCATATACGAGGTTACCGTTTCCTGCTACAGCCGCGCCACCTGTTAGATTAGTGTTGATATACTGTGTTGGATGATCTGAACCTTTGTATGCTGCATACAATGAGTTATTATATGCAGAGTTGATAATTACATTTTGTATTACATCGCCTGCTGCAATAATGCTTTGGTATCTTGGTGTTGCTTCGTTAGTAAAGTTTTCACCATCAAAGAATATACTACCTTGTATATGTAATGTGTTGGTACTTCCGCCTAAACGTAAGTCATTTGCAACTGCATCAATTAAACTGCCAACTGTTCTTCTATATCTATCTCTTGCTGAGTTATTCCATACAACACCGGCATAGCCTGAGAAGTTTGTATCACCTGCATTACTTTGTGCTTTTGCATAGTCTAAGTATGCAATATTTTCAGCAATAATAAATTCTTTATTTTTCTCAATCAATACAGCCGCATCATTATACTGACCTACATTGGTAATTGCCAGTGCGCCGCCGTTGTCTACGTTTTTGTTTTTATTTGGATTGTAAAGATAGTGTCTACCAAAGTAACCATCTGTTTCACCTGTTAGCGGATTAATATATGCTTCACCGTCTGTTGGTAGGTTAGGATCGCCTACACCAGTAACACTGTCGTTACCACCTGTCAAGCCGTCAAATTGTTTGTCTCTATAGAAATAAGTTGTTGCCCACGGTGATTGTGACACTTCTGCTTTTGGTCTAATAATTACTCGTCTAAATTCGTCACCAACTAATGATACGTTAGCAGGAACTTTAATAGGATAGTCTTCAAAATATTGACCAGTTTCAATTCTAATTGTAATTTGTCTATTGTTGACAATGTTGCCCATTTCAAGTTGTTCACCTGTAGTAAACTCTTGTGCCGATAATAGTTCTACTTCAGCTAGGTCATCTAAAGAACCAGGATTGTTTACATTATCATTACCTGGGAAGTATCTAATAATTTTACCAATAGCACCACTTGTTTTACCTCTAATAACTTTACCTACTCGTAAGTCTCTATTTTGCGGATCACCTTGGTCTACTTTACCTTGTGTAATACCGTTAACTGAGTTGCTAAAGAACAATTCGTATCTATTACCTGTTCTTGGTACTGGTGCTGAGAATACACCGTCAGTAACAATATCTCTTTGAACAGCTATATTTGATGTAACACTACCTGCGTCATCACTGTCTGGTTGATCACTACCATATGTAATTGTTTCTTGTGTATAAATTGTTTGTAGTGAAGCAAATGGAGTGTTTGTAATAACACTTGCTGTAACTGTTCTTGCTCTTTCTAATAAGTGAGCGTAAACGTCTTTTAATAAACCTTGTTGTGATCTAGTATATTCGTCGTTGTAAAATTCAACACCAACTCTTACACTAAGGCTTTGTGCAAGTGTACCAGCAATGTGATCTAACAGTGCCGCTGTTATACCTTTACGCAAATCTAATTCTAATGCTCTATCTCCAACAACTCTGTTGGTCCAGTTTACAGTTGTTGTGCCTACATTTGTACTTGCATTGCTTGCAATTTGTGCATCTTTCCATGCAATTACTTCAGCAATAATATAATTTAAGTTTGCTTCAACAAGTGTTTTAGTGTTGCCTCTGCTGTCTAATCCAGAACCTACAGCAAAGCCTGTTTGAGTAACTTGTGATAATTCAACAGTTGGTGGTTCGCCTTCAGCCACAACACGTGAAGTGAAAATATCCTGCATATACGGACCAGGTTCAAATGGTGATGCAATTTGTATCTGTTCTGCCTTACGTGCAGCCGCGCCAATTGTTCTGTATGCATATGCTAGTGAACTACCTTCCTTACCTGGAGGTGCAACACTTTGGTCATCGCTACCAACTGTGCTTACAAAAATATTTGCACTAGATTCTGTTGACTGACTGTCAACATATAATTTTGTTACAGCTTGTAAATCAGCAAGTCCGTTTGGAGTACCAGCACCAGCAAGATCACCTGGATGATCAAATAGTGTTAATGGACCTTCCATTGTATCACCTTGTCTGCGAGTAACAGCATCACGTGGTACTACTTGATGACTTAGGAAGAATCCTTCTAAATCTGTATCATACCCTGCATCAGTAATGCTTAAAGCCGCACTATCAGTTGTTGATAAGGTATAACGTCTATTGTTTCTTTCATCTAAATCTTCTAATTGAGCGTCTTCTTTTGTTGCAAAGAATCCTAAGTTGTTTGCATCTAGTACACCAATATAAACTGTATCACCATTTTGTATTGGTGAGTAAATTAAAAAGCCATTAGTATCAACGTCTGTGCTACTAATTGTATTGCCCGTTGCAGGATCTTTCCTACTCCAGTTTAATCCTGTTCCTGCTGTGTTGAATATATACGCCGAACCATCTGAACCACGTGTTAACCCGTGTGTAGGAATTAGTGCAATACCAGTGTATCCTATATTATTAATTTGTAAAGATTGAATAGCGTCAATTGCTTTTGTATAAGAAAGTGCATCTGTAAGTTCTGCAGGTACGTTAATTGTTTCACCTGGATCTTGTCTACGTATATAACTCTTATCAGCAAACTTTTTGTCAATTGCTAGATCATCTTGTGATAAACTTGTACCATATATGTTATTAAAGTTTGTAACGTCAGTTTCTGTTGTGCCTATGTTAGCAATAGCAACACCAGCTGCATTCAATGGTCCGCCTAGTGTTGGTTTAGGATCAGACTGTACCGTAATAGCATTTAGTTTAAGAATAAGTTTACCAGTTTCAGAAACACTTACGCTAATTGTATCAATGTTAGCAGGATTTTCATCACTATCGGAGCCTAGTTTTCTAATTTCAATCTCTGTACCATCTTGTGATACTATTGGCAGATAAGCATCTACGCCATCGCCTTTAAACGGTGTTAAATCGTCGGGTGTATCAGCAAGTAATGTAAAGGTAATCTGTCCGCCTTTACCAACTACTGCATATATCTCTTGAAAGTTTTCGTTTACCTTACGAAACGACTCTCTAATACTATCACCGGTTCCGTCATTACCTTCAATACCGATATCTACTTCTTGTCTTGCCATTTTATTTTAGCTCCAAAATTTGTATATTTTCTTCTACGTTGTTATTAAAATTAACACTTACTCCGCATCCGCATGCACTTTGAGCATTAGGATTATTAATAACAAACTGTGTTTGAAATACGTCTCTCGAATAATCTACCTCACTACCGAACAAATACATAAGGCTTTCTGCATTTACTACTAAATTTCCTTCGCCTGTGTTAATTATTTCGTCGTGAGTTCCAACTTTATCCGCTTTGATCATATCCCATTCGTATTCGAACCCTGCGCAGCCGCCTCCTTTCAAGCCTAAATGTACAGCAAACATGTCTGGCTGTGCATTACATAATTCATTTACCTTGCTTTTAGCAGATTCCGTTAAGGTCAATACGAACATCAATACTCCTGTTTAATATATTTATCGAATAGTTTTATAATCCGAATGTAACTAAGTATATGTATGTTTATAAAAGAATTTATTGTGCAAACCAGGCATGAAAGACAGTCTAAATTAGGTCATACACACCCCTACACACGCAATAAGACGTTTGTATTGCTGAGATGTGATAACTGTGATGTTGAGTTTGAAAGGCCGCGTGGAAACATGGACCCTAAACGTCTAAATAATAACTATTTTCATGTGTGTAGTAATTGTGATGCAAAGGTTTTTGCACAAAAAAAGGGAGTAGAACGCAAACAAATTTGGAATATGAGTGCTAGTTCTGATCTCCCTATTGGTAAACTTTAGTCTACGTAACTTGCATTAACATAGCAACAACTAGGACCGTCTTCATGATCTAATCCTTCTTTTGCATGTTCAAATACAGTTTTACACCAATCATCTCTATCATAGGTGCTTACGACATCAACTATTGATATAGTTTGTCCTGTTTCTACTTTAGTAATAGTAGCATTGTACAGTTCTTTAGTAACACCTTCAGATACTTCTCTTGTGTTTTCAGATGTTTCAACAGTTAATGTATATTCTCTAGACATTTATTAATCTTCTTTTTTCCAAATAGTCCAAGCGCCATATGCAATAGCACCGTATGCTACTAAACTTGCGATTGGCTTAAAAATTAAAAATGCTACGCCTGCGGCAACAAGTACAGCACCGTCAAGTGTTGTTCTTTCGCCTAATCTTTTGATAATCCAGTTTTTCATTAGAATTTATACCCCCCTGGTCTAGTATTCTGTTCTGTTTTCATAGACTTTTTACTTTCTGGTAATTTTGTGTCCTTTTTAAGACTGATAGGTTGGAATGCTTTTTTGTCAATTCTTAGTCCGTCAATCTTTTCTAACTTTAATTTTTCTACCATAATTAGTCTCCTTGTTATAATATTTATGTAAATACTCTTGTTAATTTATTAAAATGGAGAATTAATATGTTTAATTGGTTACGTAACCTTTTTTCATCAGCAGAAGTAGAAGCACCTAAACCCGCTCCTGCACCTGCTCCTGCAAAAAAAGCAGAAGCCCCTAAGCCAGCAGCTAAACCTGCAGCTAAGAAAGCGACTGTTAAGAAAGCAGACCTAGCAAAATTAACTAAAGAAGGACTTGAAGCATTTGCTAAAAAGGAATTTAAAGTTGATATTGATAGAAGAAAGAAAAAAGCTGACTTAGTTGATGAAGTATTTAAACTATCTAAGAAGTAGAGTTTAAAGAATTTAATCGATCGATACTAGACTCACAGCGAGCGAGCTTGCGTTCTAAAACGTTTATAGCCGCCCGCTGTTTTCTTATCTGCTCTTCCAGGCTATTTACATAACGCTGGGTAGGAACTTGTTGTTCTGAACCATCTTCTGACATCATCACGAAATGATCAACACCTTGACCTTTAAGTCCACCCGCTACGCGGTTAGGATTTTTTGTTGATTCTTTTTCAGGTGCTTTCGAGCTCAGGCTCTTGTTGCTGTACATTGTGTTTAAATAGCTCATAATGATCCTTTTCTTCTTTGTATTTATGCAGGGCAATACTAGCAAGGTTCTTCATCTTGGATTCACACATAATATCAGCATATGGCAAAAATGACAATGCCCAATCGTTACAACTCTGATTAGGATAGTAATCGCTGTGAGCTCTAAGTTTTGCTTTCTTGTAGCCATTTGCTAGTAATTCTGCCATGTTAGGCTTTAGGAAATGATCAAAGCCGTCAGGCAAGTGTTCGTCACGGCTGTATGAATAATGTATCACAGGACGTACACCACGCCACGAATCTATTACACGAGCAAATCTAGCGTCGGTGGGTCTAATGTATTCACCTTCACGGCACCAGTGGTGGTGTATGTCAAGTACGAGAGCGCATGTGTCGACGAGCTCAAGTGAGTGTTCAATGCCCCATTTGTTTTCGTCATTTTCGATCGTAATCGTATTTCTCGCTTCTTGAGAAAGTCTGTTGTTGACGACATGTTTAATACCGGCTGGACCTTTGCGGCCGCTGATGTGTACATTGCACTTGAAGTCTTGGAAGGTCTTGCCGTATCCCATCCAGCGTATGACATCGGTGTGATATTCAAATTCTTCTATGCTCCTCTCTACTATTTCTTCATTATCTGAAGCAAGGACTGTAAATTGGCCTGGGTGCATGGAAAGTCGAACATCAAGTTCTCTTGCTGTTTCGCCAACTTTCGCAAATTCTTTTTCACAGTACGAAACCACATCAGGCTTGCGCCAATAATAAGACCACTCATGCTGGGTATAAACAGGAAGTACATCGCTACCCAATCGGACCATTCTAAGTTCACGTGGAAGACTTCCCACATATTCAATCAACCTCTTGTAAGACGCAATGTTGTGGACCATGATGTCCCACAAGCGTTCTTCAGCAACATCACGTGTCTGCCTATTAAGCCACTGTACTGTTGTGCTACGAGTATTTAGCGGTCGTTGAATTTCTTCAAGTAATTTCTTTTTCTGTGTCTGGTCTGGGTACATGTACTTGCATGCAAAACCTATACGACTATGTGAGTTCATCTAATATCTTCCAAGTGTCTCTGTAATGTTTAATATTATAACACATACCTAAGTCCTTGTCAATGATTTCTCTTTTCAAAGGATAGTCGTTGCCTGCCTTGTCCATTCTATCACCAAAGAAATGTAATTCATCTTTTGGATCAAAGTCTACAAGTATTTGACTCTTGTCCCAACCTTTTGGAGATATATCAATTCCTGTTTCTCCTCCGGGTTTTGCTTCCATAATAGGAAACTGTAGATTAAAATCTCTTGCAATGCGGTTACGTTCGTCGTTGGCTGTATCAAACTCTACATACAGTTTACGCTCTCCTAGTGTAGCATTACGTCCTACAATACTAAAGTTAACCATACCAGCTCTTTCTTCGATATGATTGCCTGTACGTAAACAGAACTCTGATGCTTGTATTTCTTTACGCAACCATTGTCTTGCTTCATCTGGTAAAGACCATTTTTTTGATCTTACGTTAATCTCGCCTTCCCAAACATCACAGCCTGAACAGTTGTATACACGTTGACATAGACTGTATATTTCCTCACCAATTTGTTCTATTGTTTTTTCTTTGTCGCTACCTGTAACAAGATACACAAGATTGTTTGTACAAAAGTCTGAAAAGAACACAGCAAAGTCGTCATCTATTTTTCTACGACTAGGGGTAAGTGTTCCGTCAACGTCAAATATAAAATGCTTTTTTATTTCCAATTTTCTACCACCCATGGATCTTGGCAATTCTCTGGATTAGGATCTCCATGAAAAACGCACACACAACATTCAACTCTAGGAACTACATTTTCTATTTCTTTGAATACTCTGTTCCCTCTAACTCCGCCGGGAGCAAAATCTTTAGTTTTACGTACTTCCCATTTCCAACTCTGCGTCCAACTGTCTGGATACAACATAGCCGCTTTTGTTTTGTATGTAACATCATACAAGTAATCTTGGTCACCAAAGAATAACTTTTGATAGCTCTTTGGGTCTTTTTGATATTTGTCCCATACAAAGTCTAGTTCGCCTGTTTTAAATTTAACAACACTACTGTTATACTTTTGATATCCTGGACTCATTGCTCTTGTGTAGTCTCTTACGATACACCAATGATTAGGTTGCCATGTTAAAAGTTTATCTAAGTTGCCACTTATAACAACGTCTAAGTCAAGGTAAAGTATAGTGCCTTTGATAGGCAAATCTTTTGAAAACATATAAGGTTTACACCACCAGCCAGCAAGGCCACTGGGCAAAGTTAATATTTGAATATCAGGGTTTAAACCCATTGGATCGTCTGTAAGACAAGCAAACTTAAAGTCTAGCGTACAGTGACGCTTGCACATGTTGTATAACTTGTTTACATAGTCAGGACTATATTTTGTGCCATGTTTCAAACACAAAATATAATAGTCTTGTGGAAGAGTGGTTAAATGTTTTTGGGCCTTTGCATCTCTGCGTTCTGCCTTAATCCTTAACCACTCTTCTTTGGTGTATTGACTCTTATCAATCTTTGCCATCGGCAAACGACATCTTTTGAGTTGTGTATGGAGTATAGATTGCCGAGTTAGCACCGTGTTCTGCACACTCTGCACTTTCACACCAGCAACGCCCGTCGCTAATTTCTCTAATAAGTTGATCAGCAAACTTCCATGCGTGGTATGCAAACTTCTCACAACCAACACCATCAAAAGTTCTAATTTCTGCTAGACCTTTTTCTTCTAGTGCTTTAAAAGTTTCTAGTTCCGGATCATTGATATCAATTGCTGTCTTGTGATCAAAACTATCTTCTAGCCAAGCCTTTAACGGCTTTAATCCGCCAAAGTCGACAGCCCAGTTTTTTTCATCTAGATCACTACATCCGAATACAAATTTAAATTGTAAACTGTATCCATGTAGTAGGTGACAATGTGAATGCATTGCCTTAGGTTGACGGAACACTGCTGATAATCCAATGTTATGTCCGTATGTTTTTGTACTATAAAATGCCATAAGTTTCTCCTATAAAAACGGCGGAGTATTTAAAGAGGGTCGACGTGTAAGTCCTCATTGTTTAATTATATGATATATTACTTAGTTTGTCAAGTGAAACGTTGGGATAATTCCAGGCTTTTTGCATTTTTTCATGTAAATCATATACTACAAAGTTAGTTTTTGCATAACATTCGAATACTTTGCCTATTTGATGTATCCAGTAACGAGGATCTACAGCACGTTTATCTGCCCGATCATAGTTTCTAGTATCTTTGTATATGTTATTTACTTTTGGTGTATTGCTGTATTGATCAAAACCTATCAAATGAACAGTTTCTTTCTTTGCCTTTTGAGCGGCAATGAGTACAGCATAGGGACCGCTACCCCACTGAAACGGTTCGTCCCAGCGTTCATTACCTTGGTATGGCAAGTCAGGTAGTTGTCTTATATTAGTATGTTTCTTGTATCTTGGAAACCAATCGTGTCTAGTATAGACTATAGTGTCTTGGTTAACTCCTCTTTCAATAGACTCTTCAACCATACGTTTGTCTACACAAACAAGATGATCCATTTTGTAATCACGCATAATTGCATTGCACCCTACCTTGGGTCCATAACAATGTGAGATGTCAAAGCCTTGGCGGCTTTCACCGTTTCCAAATACATACATGTAATTATTTATTAAGGTCTTTGTTTAACTTTGTTAGTTCTTTTTTGAGTTCGTTAAAGTTTTCTTCAACCTTTGAGGTCATTTGCATCATATAAACAATTTTAGTAATTGCCCACCACCACCAAAATACACTAGTGGTTACAAATGTTACTACTACGGCAATGCTAGTTGCTCCTAGTATGGAATCTGTGCCTATTAAAATTTCGCCTATAAGAACTGTCAACGCAACAAATGGTGCTGTCCACGCCGCATATGTCCAGTAAGATGCCTCACGCAATGTTTTATCTATTTTTTTCATATATATTAATCTCCCTTTCAAAAGTATAAATGATTATACTTTAGCATTAATATTTATTTGGGTTAATTAGATAGTTATGCAGTCTTATTTCTATGAAGAAATTTGCCCAAAGGGCTTCCATTCTCCAGGTGTGCCTTCTCTTATGCATACCCAGCCTATATAACTTGTAGGTTTAGGATCGTCATTCCAAACAATATCGCCTTTACGATATTGTCCTTCTGTTGGTGTTCCTTCTCCTACTTGAAACTTTTTGTTTTCAAATCTTATAGGGCCTGCTACTGCTAAATGAGTATCGTCTGCAACTTGGTTTACACCTACGCCTAACTTGCCGTGGACAGTAACTTTTGCACTGTCGCCGCCTTTAGTTCCAAAGTGTACTTTGCCATTTGCTGATACTGTAATGCGGGGAGTATCATCAGTGATGATTTCTAAATCGTGTGTTGTGTATGTACCAACTCTAATTTCTGGTTGATCTACATCCACGATAAATTCGGAATCAAAGCCCATAACACCTATTGCACCATTTGGTGCATCTGTGCCTAGGCCTAGTCTATCTGCATCTGCGTTCCAAAACAAATGCTGACTAAGTGACATATTACCTTTTACTTTAAGGTCGTTTAATACGCCAACTTGTTTTAAACTACTTGTTTTAATATCAGGTCCTAAAGAGTCTTTGTTTAACACATAGTTGCCGTTTACAAAGTAAGCCGCATCTGCATGCAAATCAATTGCATCACTGCTCCAAAGTCTATCTGGATTAGGTCTGTATACAAGTTGTTTGGTTGGTCCGTCCTTTTGGACCCAAAGCAATCCTTTATTGTAAATGTTTCCATCAGCATCATTAAACTCTAATGGTCCTGAACGTTCATTTCTAACATCTGCTGTAACTTCGTCAACATGTAGTTTCTTAGCATATATTTCGCCATCAACTTTAAGGTCACCTGCTACGTTAGTTTCGCCTACTAGTGTTTCTACGTCTATAGTATCTGTTACAATACCATCATCGTTAACAAATACAACTAGTCTGCTGGACTCGTCTTTAATACCTGTGCTTGTAAACTTAGTAATAGTTCCACCTTGAATCAAGTCTCCACTAAGACTGTTAAGTGCTAGTTTTGACATGTCAGGTGTTTGATCAACGTCTGCGAGTGCGTTGACTACTTCTGCTAGTATTGGAAGTCCTTCTACAGCGATACGGACTTTATTAGGATCTAATTGCTTCATGTAAGTATTTATCAAGAAACCTTCAGTAGTATAGTTTCAGGATTAATACGTCCATTTAATTTTGTATCCGTTGTTTTTATGTCGTCCATAAACTTACGTAATGCTACCTTACCAGCAGATTTAAACTCTTTGAGTTGTTCTTCTGGCTTACGTAATGTTTTCTGTATGCTTTCTTCTTCATGAAATCCTGTAATCGTAGTGCCTTTTACTTGTAATCCACTACCTGGTCGTTGCATTTTTTGCGGATCAGGATCTTTAGCAACATATTTGCCTATCTTACGTGTTTTAGTATTAAACACCCAAAGCTCATGTGCGTATATAATGTCTGCAGGATTAATACTTACAAGACTGTACTTGTCGTCTTGCTTCTTAAACTTCATTTTTTGTACAAGTTTCTCTGCACTATATACTTTTGCTTTACGCGGTCTACGTGTTGCTTTTGCACTTTCAATAATCATATCGCATGCTTGGATTATTTTTTCATGAGCCTTAAGCCATGTAGCCATATATTTTTTGTCTCTGTGAGCATAACCTTCTTTGAGTTGCTCCCACATGTCTGCTGTATGCTCATCCATTTTCTTAAGTTGAGCAGCTGTAGGCATATTATGCCATTCTACAATTTCATCTAGCTCTGGTTTGAAAATGTCTTTAATTTTTCTAGCATGGGCTTGTGTAACTTTGTTCTTTATAAAATGTGCTTTAATATCTAGACCATCTAACTTCCATGTCTTTGAATCTGTTACATATTCATCTAACCAAAGGTCAACTTCTTCACATGCGGCATGAGCTTGCATAAGGATACGGTCTTGAATAGTCAGTACTGGCTTTACCTTTGCTACTTCTTCTTCTTGTTTTTCTTCTTCTTGTTTAGCAACTAAGTGTTTTCTACCTTCTTCGATTGCTTCTTCAATACGTTTTTGTAGAAATACTATTGAACTTTTTAGTTCGCCAAATGTGCCAGCAAGACTTTCCCAATGCTCTGCTTCAAGTTTATGTTCTCTTGGAGCACCCATCATATCCATACGTGCTACAATACTTGCTGTAATGCTAAGAGCTCTTCCTGGAGCGGCTTTAACTGCTTTTATTTCTTCTTTGGAATAATCGTTGTCTTCCATCCACTTAGGAACATACGCATACAAGTCTGCTGGTTTAAAATTTTCGTAATACCAACTATGAACATAGCGGCGATGTCTGTGTACATCTTCGCCTGTCATTTTTTCTAAGTCGTCCCAATCTGGCTCTTTAAGTTTTGCACCACGCTGTAAGCGGGGAGCGGCTCTGGGCTTCTTACGTTTTGTCTTTGGCAGTGCCATTTATTATTCTCCAAAAAATGCTGTTACAAAAAGTATATATGCTTTTTACCTAAAAGTCAACTACTTTGTTTAATTAGATTTAGGTAAGTTTCGTACTTGTCGTTAAACTCACCTGTTATTTTTACTTTATGACCGTAGGAATAATCATCAGGCGAAATGTGGTATTTTATGTTTGTACCATGCTCCATTGCCCACTTACCATGTTTGGTCTTTTGCCATTCGTATATTGGTGCCGACACATAGATATGGGGGTCTTCAACATCGCCCATAGTAAATTCATGCAATACAAATGTGTTCATCTTCAGTCCAATATACATTGTTAATATTATAAGACTCTATAACCTGCATACAACCAACACACGGCTTTGCAATGCCTTCGACATATTCAGTGCCGCCCGGTTTAGTTCTTTTGAGTCTTACAACGTACATATCACATTTTGCAAGTTGTTTTTTAGAAATGAGTTTTAATGCTTTGTTAATAGCATCTATTTCTGCATGTAGATATTGTTGCCCATCCCTGTAACCGTTGGCGCAACACATTACGGGATGGGTCTTATAACTATTGATGCCGCTTGCAATAAGTGTCTTTTTGTAGACAATGCCAGCGGCCATTTTTACCCGGCCATCGACGCCAGGGTTTTGCAATGCTGTATGCAACAACATCTGTTTGATGCGTTCACGCAACTCACTTTTCCTTTAATGAGTCAATAATGTCCTGCTGTTCTTTTTTGAAGTCAGCGTAACGATCACGGATGATATCCTGTGTAAGGTCTACAAACATCAGCACAGGTACAAGGAAAAAGTAATCTCCATCTACCAAAAGTGCTAGTACAATTCCTAATAGAGTGTAAGCAATGTACCTTTTAGTAAAAGAACGCATGCCAGTAAAGTTCCATTTTACAAAATACAGAATATGTTTCATCTTATGACTCCATTGCTATTAACATAAACAACATAACCACCGCGGTAATTAGCAACGGCGAAAAGTTAATAAGTAAATTTTTATCTTGCTTATCCATTAGGCTTCCTTGCTGGGATCCCAGATTGTTAGATTCTTCTTTTTGAACCTGTTCATAACAAGTCTGTATCTACTTTGTTCTTCTTTCCATTCCTTTAACCAGTTATGACCGTCACGTTCTGCATCTATAAAGATTGCATTAGTCATTGCCAGTGGCACAAGGATCAGCATGTGAATAACAATGCTTGCTACTGTATTGTATCCAAACCATCCTAAGTAGTTTGCGGCTATAAACCCAAACCATACACTCCAAATGGTGAATAAAATTAACATAAAGTATGTTTGTAAACTAGGGTCTGGAATTTTACCTAGTGGATTATATTTTAGATCCATCACACGTCTAAAGTAAAATACAGTATTCATTATGAATCTTCTAAACAGACTTGGTTTTTGTATTTTTGGTTTAATCATATCATTTCTCCTATTTGAGTCGAGCTCGTATGAACTCTTTTATTACGTAGATGCCATACGACAGCCAAGTTACGAAAAATAAACTAACAAGTAATAATTCAATATTACCCATTACCACTTCTCTAAATTTACGCCACGAGTATTAAAAGTTCCTTTTACTCTATTTTCCTTGTAATCAAAAGGAACGCTCACGCTAAATGGGTCCGATATACCTGTACCTACCCATTCTGCTGTATTATATAATGAGCTAGGATTTACATGGTCTAGATATTTGTCTACCCACATGTCATTCTTTTCACACCATGCTTCTATTTCTTCATATGTTCCATATACAAGTGTTCCCATCTTGTAGGAACTACCATCCGCATGTAGAACTCTTGCAACTTCTTGATGAGAGATACAACCCATTACAACTTTTCTCCTGGCTCAAAGCCGCGGAATGTTTTAAATCTTGGAAAACGTAAACTATATGTTCCGTCTTGGTTTTGTGTAATAGCGTCAGCTCTTACTTCTACAAGTTGACCTTTGATATCAGTGCGACTATTCCAAAAGTCGTCACGATTAGCATCACTGAAGCCACTACCGACATTAACATTAATCGTCTTTCCGTCATCAATTCCTTCACAAACAAATGCACCAAGTCGACCTTCATTTCGTCCTGTTCCTTCTTCGACATCTTTTACCTCTAATGTTACCTCAATGAACGGCTTTGCTTTAAGCCATGCATGAGTTCGTTTACATTCATAAGGAGCATCAACGTCCTTAATCATAACTCCTTCGTAACCACCGTCTACAGCCGCTTTATTTAACGCTACAAAGCGTTCTTGGCCTTCAGGAGTGTCTAAGTCTACATCTTCCCAATCCAACGCTTGTACGTGCTTTAAAACGCTTGCATGATCTTCTACCCAATGCTTGGTAATAAGGCTTCTAAAGCTCTGTGGTTTGTCCCAACTACCTGCTTTGAAGCAACCTAAAGGAATAGTATCAAACAAATGCAATACAGCATCAGTAGTTTGTTTACCATCTTTACGATGTACTTGTTTCATAAGATCTTGGAAGTTAGCACTCATTACCTCTCCGTCTAATACTAGCGGATAAGGTACAGGATGTTCTTTGATTACTGTTTCTATTTCTTCAATGATGTGTCCAAAGTTATGAAACTGTTTACCATTACGACTAAACATTTCTACTTTGTCGCCTTGGATAATAGTAATAACTCTTACACCATCTAGTTTGATTTCTATTTGCTTTTTGCCTACCATCTTCTTTTCGTGGTTGGCTGAATCGTGTGCAAGTGAACAAGTAAACACAGGTATGCTATACTTGCCGTCAAACTTTTTAGAAACCTTGTTAACTGTTTTTTCACTTACACCACAACGCAAATCTTTGATTAGGATTCTACGATAGAACCCGTTCCATTGTTCTGTTGTAGCAACGCTCATTGCAAGTTCAATTGCATCACGTGCATCATGTCCTGTCAACTCACGATTAGCAAGTTTATCAGCAAGCTCTTTAAACACTGGCCATGCAAGTCCTTGTCCAGTAAGTACATCTGAACGCTCAGGTACTTGCTTTACACCAAACGTAACCATAGCATCAAGACACATAGCAACACCTTCAAAGAACTCATCTAGTCCTTCTTGCATAGCATCGTGAAGAATAGCCTCTTTGTCTAAACGGCTATTGTGTTGTTCAAGTTTAGCAATTACGTCTTGTGGTTGTGTTCTCATATCTGTTTTCCCTCTGTGCCTGTTGCTATGTATAACTTTAACATTATAGCATCAACATTGGCCTCTGTCAAGTATCCTTTTACAGTATCACCTTCTGCTGTAATACCTGGAAGCTCTACCATATCTAACGGCTCACCATCTACAGCGTTAAATGTAGCTATTTCGTAAAGGCCTGCTGTACCGCCATATGAAAAGTCATGTTTGACAATACTCAAGTGATACTTGCCAAAGTCTACAAGTGCTTGTATACCATTTGGTATATCAATATTTTTAAATTTTAAATCCTTAAAAGTCATAACACATAGCCCTCTCTACTTTTTCATTAATCGCTGTACTGTGCTTGCACTTACCTCTGAATGTAAAACCAGTACAATCACATGTAAAACCTTTGTCTGTAAGTTCTACACTATACTCGTTATCCTTACTACCTTTTACTGGCCAAACAGTACCTACCATCCAATGGTCTTTGGTTTTGAAGTAAGTAGGCTTCAAGTAATTTTCTCGAGGCCTACTCATCTTGACACCTGATTTTTTGCAATTTCAACAAGACCAGCATCTGCTTTTGTTAACACTTGTAATAACAAACGCTTTTCTTCTAAGTATACTTTTGAAAATTTAGGATCATGTGCAACAATACTTTCAGTGTTGTCGATCATGTCTGCAACTTTTACAGTTTGTACACTTGCACTTGCCTTGCTCAACCTATCACGGTCCATTGCTTTACGTGCTTTACGGTTTGGACCACCTTCTACTTTCGGCGGGTCACTTAATGCAACAACCATATCAGCAACATCAACACCAAATTCTAACGCAATGTCTTCTTTGGTGATTGCTGTATCTTCAATGACATCGTGTAACAATGCAGCCGCTAAGACTTTCTCGTCTTTAATAACGGTGCTTACAAGATTCATAACACGGATTGGGTGTGTAACGTATGGTTCGCCAGTGTATTTGCGGACTTGACCAATAGCACCATGCGCCGCAGTAGCGAATAATTTTGCTTTATCTACTAATGTCATTTGTGCCTCTATTTGTTTGCCTAATTTATGTATATATTATAGCAAAGAAATAGAGTGTTGTCAACCGTTTTTGAAAGAAATTTTGGCATTAAATGACAGGCTTATTCTGTTGTCATCTGTGTCATTTGGCCTTACGCCGTGATATATCCAACTAGGGAATAGTACAAGTTTGCCTACTTCTGGATGATAGTATATACATTCGTCTGGTGCAAAGTAGTGCGAACTTACTAGGCTTGTGTGCGGATTCATTAGATACAATGAACCATCATTTTTATTTGTTTGAAAGTAATACACACCACTAATATCAAAACCACCGTGATTATGTACAGTGGTGTGTTCACCCCGATTCGTACTGGTCAGCCAAGAGTTTTCAATCTTAACTGTGTACTCCTCTCGTTTGAAAGCACCAAGATATTGTTTCACATGTTGTATAAACAGTTTCTTAGTAAAACGTAGTTTATACTTGTCTAGATAATTGGTCTTAAACGTTGGGTCGCTTAGACTATGATTTGTTTCGCCCCAGCCTTTGTGTTTCGAAAACTCAATACTCGGTAGCGTATCATTTATCTCTGCCTGCACTTTAGTAAGTTCTTCGCCACGAAGAAAATCATAATAAGTGGGCGTTTGAAACCATCCTTCGACTGCCATGGTTACATGCACAAGTCTTCATACTTGGTTGTATGAACTCTGTGCTGACTTAGATCAACTGATGCCTTATTAGTGCCAAACATCATACTTAAAATAAATCTAATCATCTTCTTCCTTTCAAAAATGGTGGAGCCGACAGGGGTCGAACCTGCGACCTACTGGATGCAAACCAGTCGCTCTCCCAACTGAGCTACGGCCCCACAAAATATGGAGCTAGTGATAAGATTCGAACTTACGACCTGAGGTTTACAAAACCCCTGCTCTACCAACTGAGCTACACTAGCGTACATCTATTTATTCTTCTTTTCCTGCATCTGCAATTGGTGTTGAATCATCTTCATCTCCAATTGCTTTAGTTGCCGCAATGTCAGCTGCTGTAAACTTCACGTCTTTGCCTGCAAGTTTCATTTCTAATTCTGCATTTAAGACTTTAGCAAGACTACCTGGGCCTTCCCAGATGTCATTCATAACTTCGTTGATCTTATCCAACGGAATACGTCTGACTCTGTACTGTCCAAAATAGTGTTGTAGAAAACCTAACAATACTTCAGGAATTTTGCGATGATCTGTAATCGCCCATGTTCCATTAAAACCGTTTACAGTATAAGGATTATCAATGTCCTTATTCAATCTATCAATCCTATCTTGGGTTATACCCTGTATATCTAACATAACTTCTCCGAGTGTGTTTAAAAAGTATATTATACTATCAATTGGATGGTGTGTCAAGTGTTTCTTGAACATAAACACCAATAACACCAATTTGACTTTCAGTTAACATAGAAGCCTGTTGCCACATTAATGAACTTAATGGACCACGTTGTTCTTTGTTTTTGTACTGAAGTAATGCGTTGATAATGTAGTCTGCATCTTTACCTGCTAATGCGGGCATGCTTCCTACACCTTGACCTTGAGCTCCGTGACATGCGGCACAGGTAGGCCATACTCTTTGGATAGATTCAAACCTATCGTCTGCTGTAGCGTTTGCTGTACTTGCTAGTAGAACTAGTGCGATTGCTAATCTTTTCATAATTTATTCCTTGTGTGTGTTGTTTTCCTTTCTTTAGTTTATGGCGGAGAGTGAGGGATTCGAACCCTCGATACAGTTGCCCGTATACCTCCTTAGCAGGGAGGCGCTTTCGACCACTCAGCCAACTCTCCGAATACACTCCTAGTTTATCAGTCTAGTGCAAGTTGCTATGCTTCTTGCAGAGTGTAACCTGGTAGCCCGTAGGAGAATCGAACTCCTGTTGCATGGATGAAAACCATGTGTCCTAACCACTAGACGAACGGGCCAAAATCTTTACTATTTGGCAGACGAGCACGGATTCGAACCGCGACCTTAAGTTTTGGAGACTCACGTGCTGACCGTTAACACTACTCGCCTACTATGAAACTAATATACTATCAGTCTTGCTTAGTGTCAACCACTTTTTCGACTTTAGTTACACGTTCATATTTAAAACTTCGCCACCCGTTTGCATTAACGTCCCATACAGTAACAGTGCCTTCTTTACCCGGCTTGTCTGACTTTGGGTGGTTGGCTTCCGGAATGACATCAAACGACTTCGTACATGTCATTACTCGTTCGGCACCATCAAGTTTGTTGAATGTTACAACAAGTGTTTCTTCTCTAAGTGTTTTGTTAAGTTGTTCCTCTGTAGGAATACCTTTTTTGTCAGCAACAAATTGTTTGAGCTCGTCTACTAGCATTGCCGCGGCACTCATAGTTCTTCAGCAATGCCTAACAGTTCGGCACCAATAAACAATACACCTGCGGCGGCGTAGCCACCCATAAAAAGAGCAATTCCTGCTACAATTCTAACCCCACTTTTTACAAGACTTATGTAAAAGTGTTTCTTACTTACATCAACTGGTTCTGGCATTATCTACTCTCCACTACTTTATCGGCAAAGCCGTTTTCAACTGCTTCTTCTGCTGTTAAGAACGTATCAAACTTCATTGTTTCGAATAGTTCTTCATATGTTTTTCCTGCTGTATTATGTTTTACATACAATTCAGTTAAACGTTTATTAACTTTTTGCGACTCTTCATAATGACGATTGATATCTTCAATCTGTAGTTCCTGAATATGTACTGAGCCGCTTGTACCTGGTGTACCCGAACTAACTCTGTGAATCATTGTACGTGACTCAGGTAATACAATACGCTTACCTGCTGTACCTGCTTGTGCAAGGAAACTACCCATTGAACATGCTTGACCCATTACAATAGTTTTTACATCACACTTGATGTATTGCATTGTGTCATAGATAGCAAGTCCTGCTGTTACAGCACCACCGGGTGAGTTAATATACAAGTTGATAGTTTTATCAGGATTTTCACTTTCCAAATATAACATTTGTGCTACAACAAGATTAGCCATGTTATCTTCAACCGGACCATTTAACATAATGATACGATCTTTCATCAAACGTGAATAGATATCGTATGAACGCTCTCCTCTGCTTTCTTGTTCAACAACCATAGGGATCAAAGGCATATTATTCTCCTGTTACTTTAGTTAATGGACGAATCGTTGAGGTGTCATTATAATCACCGTCTGTACGATATTCACGTCTAGTAACATATTCTGTTAACATACCATCTGGCTTAACACGAACAGTTTTAATTTCTCTGTATAGAACACCTTCGGTATCTTCTACAAGTGCGGCACTGAATGGACCATCCATTATTTCAACTTTCTGTTTCATTAATATCTCCCTTTAATTTCGCGTCCTTTTGGCCCTGGAGAAGTAAACTCCATTCCGTGAGCATTACCTACATAGATTCTGCCAGTCCAACGCATATGTATTTTGTTACCTGCTATAAAAGCATCTAACGATTCTTTATCTCTAACATTATCAACTTCGCACTCGACTTCTTGATCATTCCGTGTGTTAGTTAATATTGCTGTTTTTTCATATATTGTATTCATTTCATTCCTATTTAAAACAAAGTTCTCAACTAGTAGTTTAACAATAATTTTGCCATCTGTCAAGTGATTTCTTTTTATTTTATTCCAAAAAAGTACCCTAGTAAAAAGAACAGTGGTCCTATTATTAGTAAGTCCATTATAAAATGTAATGCAAAAGAAAGGGCAAAGATTTCTTTCCAATGCATTTTACAAATGTCTAACCATTCTGCTAGTCTTTTCATCGTTTAAATAACTCCCAAAACTTGCCCATTAATATTAATATGCCACCAAAGAAGAACCATCCAAATGCAGCACCAAATCCATCCAAGTACCAAACAAATGGTATTGCACCTATCCATACTGTCTTTGCCGCATAACTTTTCCAGTTCCATAGGATGTAAAATATGCCTTCCCAACTCATCATTTTTTTTGGTTTATCTGGACCAAAGTTTGTTTTCTCTGCTGACATCATTACACTATCACGTTTAAACCAACCCAGCCACCAAAAGATCAAAGATGGTACTCCAATTACTAGAAGCAATGCAAGTAAGCCCATCATAGGATCTGCAGACTCAGTCATGTTAAACTCGTTACTAGGTTCATTGCAACTGCTGTACCACTAATACTAGAGCCAATCATAATAGCTCTATCACTCCATGACATACCTACATATACCCAACACATACTAGATATAAGATATGCAAATTGTCCGTACTGTGTAAAGCCTGCACTTATAGAAAAAACACCTGCAACGGCAAGTATAGTAGCAATCCACTTTACATACCAGTCTGGTGTGCCAGTTGGAGTAGTGGGTGTTAGGTCTTCATTCTCTTGTTGTAGTTCAGCAAGTTCTTGCTTTAGTCGCTTGCGTTCTTTAGACAACTCCATCGCAAGATTGCGAGCCCTACTTTCAGATGAGGCTTCTTTGTATTCTTCTTGCGTTGTAGTATCTTTTAATTCCAATTCATTAATCCCAGAGATTTTCATAATATTTTCCGAATAATCTAAATCCGTTAGATATCCTTTCTTGTTCCTTATTCATTGCGTCTCGATCTTTTATATCAAAACGCATATAGACTTCGTCTTTGTTTGCTTTACAATCAAACGCATAAATCATTTCGTCCAACACCCAATCCCAACGTGCAAAATGTGTATCATCAGTACCATGCTCATCTTGTTCTTTTGGTTGAAGATCCTTTGGACAATCATCTAGATCCACGTATGGAGCACCGTGTTTGGTTTCCTTTAGTTGTATAAGCATAGGTAAAATGATAGGAGCAAGTGTGTGGTCCATGCTCCATGTGTCAAAAGGTTCAATTTCTATATTGAACGCTCTGTTCTTTCTATATGGCCCTATTCTAACTCTCATCTAATTTCTTCCATATCTCTTTAAACAAACAGAACCTATCATGACCATCTGCGGTCTTGTATATAAATTGTGTCGACAACACTTCTATAACAACACCTTGAAATGTTCCATTTAATGTACAAGTGTGTTCGACCTTGTCTCCTATTTTAGGTGCCTTTTTAGCCACTATACTCCCCAAATACTTCTGGTGCTTTTAGTTGTGCTTGCTCCATATGATACTCACCTGGATAATGTTTTAAACATCTCCGAGCTTCTCGCCTAATGTCCATAGGAACTCTAGGTGTCTTGCGAGGATCCATTAAATCAAACAAAAACTTTCTTGTATTATCAATAGCCCATTTGTGTTCAATTGGTAGCGTCATTAGTGTATAGTTTTTCCTAGTATGTCGTTTTCATCTTCATTTGGATCAATACCAAATACCGCTAAACAAATTTCTGAGATAGTTTCAGGTATCTCTTCATCTTCCTTACCACGAGGAATAAACAAGCCTTTAAGACTACCTGTTTTACCACAGACGATTAGACCAAAATCATCCTCATCTAGAGTGTCTTCAAATTCTACATAACTGTCATTGCTCATAATGCTCCACCATATCCTCTAGTTTTTTAATATAAAATTTTCCATTTTTTATACGCATTGCAACAGTTCCACCGCTACTTCTAATATATGATCGTCCACCGTCGATCATTTTATCACCTACAACTTTGTAATCATGGTGTGACTGACTATAATAGTACTTACCGTCATGTTCAATCATACCGAACTCAAGTGACTCTACTACATCAGCATTTGTAATCATCATACAATCGCGAATGTTGCAATGATACAAACCAAAGTAACGATTACCAAATTCGGGATGAGGCGTTTCACGATAAAATACATCAACAGGCACGTCACTAGCATTAAGATCTGTAGTGCAAACATACTTTACTGGTACGCCGTCTTTGTCTGAATAAAGTTTTTCTATCTTTATTGTATCAAACAGTGATTGGTGTTGTATGTTCATCTCTTACCTTCTTCATTATAGTTTTATGAATGCCAGGATTTACACGAAGTGCATGTGGCATCATTTCATGTCTAATATAGTTACGCATATAACGTGTATCTTCATTAGACTCATCTTCAATATATGGTACATTTCTAAGATTACACCAAAGTTCTAAATCCCGTTTGCGGGTAAGGCGAAAAGGACGCACAACATTACGATTGCGATAAGGAATAATTTTCCCTTTTCCATGCATACTACTCCATAACCAAGTTTCCACACAATCATCTAAATGATGTGCTGTTACAACAGGAGCATCTACGCTATGAAAGAAATGATATCGTTCGGTGCGCCAATACTCCTCCCAACTTTGACTCTTCTCTTTTGCATGGCGAGGCTTACCATATACAATACCTAATTTGTTTTCACCAACATAATAAGCAACAAACTTGTATGCTTGTTTGCTAGTTTCAGTTTGGTGATCGAAAAACAAAATATTAGTATGATGGTTATTAGACAAAAAGTCTAAAGCGGCCATGCTATCAACACCACCCGAACATGCTACATGCAAGTAGTAAGGCAGTTTATTTTGAAGTTTGATCATTGCACCACTCTGTCCAAGGAATAATTTCCATGTTATCGCCATGCCCTTCAGTCTTCAACATTTTTGCTTCGATCAGACTGTCAATGATCTTTTCAGTTACTACACGAACCGCATAATTATATCCAAAGTAAAGTCCAAATAGAGTTCCTACGGCATAAGCAAAAAATAACCAACTTTGATCTGCACTAAAAAATTCCATAATTACACCTTATATAATTTAACATAATTAAGACGTGTTTCATTTGCACTAAACAATTTGTTCTTTCCATGTGCCTTTACTTTTGCTTTGATACGTTTCATTGTACCTACAGCATGTTCAAACTTGTTCATAAAACTAACAAGGTTGCCGTTTATAACGGCGGTGTAGTTATAACTCTCCCATTGTGAACTGTAACGCTTGTCAAGGATTTTAATTACACCTTCAACAACATCTTTGGGTTCACCTACATATTGTGAGTCACGATATTCTACACGAATCTCTTTTGCAAGTCCTGTTTCATGTTGATCACGCTTTACAAATTCAGGAATAAATGCAATACGACCTAAGTTGTTAACAGGAACAACATCTGCTGATACAGAGTTAATCATATCACGTTTGAATTCATTAACTTCGCCTAGACCTAGCATCACATAACGCTTCATCCACTTTTGTATTTCAGCGACTTGCTCATAGTCTGCTTCTGTAGGTACAGGCTTAGTAAAGTCATCAGGCGTAGGGTTGTCCGTTGAAGCAAACGAAAACTTAACAATATCTTTATTAGAAAATTGCGGTGGGTTTTCAGTGAACCTGCGAGTGTCTTTGATATATGAACCGTTGATACGTTGTGCCGCTACAGCATACGCAAGGGCTTCTTGTGTAGGAACTGTTCGCAATGGTACTCGATCCTTTACATTACTCTTATGGTTAAACGTGTTACGTGAATAACTTGGTTTTGCTTGAACGTACATATGTGCCTCTCTTTGCCTAATTAATAAAACTATTATAGCAAACTATGCACCTGTTGTCAACCTTTTTGTAAAGTCATAATCGACAGCAATGCACTCTAGTTTATAGTGTCTTTCTGTAATTAATCTATCAACTAGTTCTTTTAACATCTCAATAGTGATATTGTCGTTTAACCATTCGGTACGCCAATCTTCTATCATCCAGATGTCATCATACAGTTCAGTCTTTATAGTTCTTTCAAGTGCTTTTGCATGTGGCCTATGCCCTGCAAATACAAAAGGAAAGTTTACAATCCTGCCGCTGTGACTAGAGTATTGCTGACTTCGGTGCTTCATATCTTGAGCAATACCAAAGCCGGCTCTATCGCCCTGTACTATATAAAAATAATACTGGTCCATTAGCCTAGCAAGCCTGCTACAATTAAACCTGCTAGTACACTAGCCGTATGCTGCCCGTCAATGCTAATAAACTCGCCTTTAGAGTTTTTAATACACTGTAGACACTGTAGTAGTGCTGGGTCAAATTTGTTAGGATCAATAATGCCTGCACAATGCGGAGCATCTAAGATACGTTGAATATCTTCGTCAATTAAAATGTCTCCTAATCGAACCATTTCAACCTTTGGTAAACGAGACATATCAAATGACCAGTCAGACTCTTGTAGGCGTTGTATCGCTTTCTTCCACTTATGACTGTCTGCAAGTGTATCAATTCTATTTTGCAAACTCACAACACTTTGCTTACCACCATTAAGTTCATTTAGGTTACGCATTGGGTTTGGTCTACGTGGAACTTCTTGATATTCAAAGTTAAAGTTAGCAATGTTTAAAATTGCAGGATCGAAGTAAGTGTCTAGGTCTTCAAAACGATCAAGCAAAGTAAGTGGAATAGATTCTTCACCACCTAGTCGCTTGTACAACTGTAGTAGTGCAACAGCATAAGCATCATCATGCCAGTTACCTTTGAAGCCATACTTTGTTGTGTGATACTTACGATATGCTTCAGCAACACTTTCTTGGTACTGTGGCAAGTCGCCAAACAAGCCCTGCACCATTGCCGCAAGTTCTTCTAATAACTTTGGTGTAAGCTCTTTTTTGTAAGCATCATATGTTTTTACAATGTCTCTAAACATAAAGAAGCAACTAACATGCAATGGTACATAATGGAAATATGTATTATGCCAGTTACACGCAACTTCTAGTTCTGCTTCTGATAGTGTTCGGAATGTAGAAACGTTAGTAAACGTTCCTGGATATTGTGCTAGTGAACTTTTTTCTTCTACTGGATAACAATCGTGTTTTTCTGCAATAGTAACTTTGCGTTCGATTGCTACATCTTGTTCATCCGTTGTATCGTTGTCAATACGTACTACGTGAACTTCGTTACGCAATCTTGAAAACGCACTTTGACGTTTTTTGCCTTTACCGTTGAATGATGCAAATGCTCTACGTGCAAATGCGAGGTTATCTGTCTCAATGTATTGTACTTGAAACTTAAAATCTTGCCAGTTACTCATTTTAGTGCCTCTGTTTGTTTAGCCTATGTATTAATAATAACATCTTTACAGTAGATGTCAACCTATTTTTTGAACAAATATATTCCTTCTGACTTATAATTGTTAGATGCCTTGTCATTACCAACACCTGGTCGGACGTTCAGCACCATATCTATTTGCTTTTGATATGTAAATCCTACTTGTTCACTTATTTGTTTCCATTGCTCTACAATTTTAAACTCATCTTTGCCGTCTTTGTAGTCTGCTATATTAACAGCATAGATAGCATCTTTAGCAAGAGCTGTGTGTAGCATTTCTATTGTAGGTGTAACATAGTTTGCAAACCACTCATCTAAATTAGAACAACTGTTCATGCACTGTGTAGACTCGTCTGTATATGTTTCTAAATTAAAGTAAGGAGGGCTACTAAATGCGGCATCGTAGTATCCCGGCTCTGGTATAAACTGTTCGCTAGGTAAGTGATGCATCTCGTATCCACTGCCTAATCCTAAACTAGTCATAAGCTCACCTAGTGCTACTAGTCCGTTGTATGTTTTAGTGTTAGGGTCTATACCCGTGTAGTGGTACCTTAGATTGCTTGTAAGGGCGCCTAACATGCGTCCTCCGTAGCCTGAACTAAAGTCCAATACGTTACCCATAAACGCCGGGCATATGTAATCGTACACGGCTCTAGCGTTCATTGGCTTAAAGTTAGCAATAGTACCTCCACTAACTAAGTCTAATGCTCTACGTATGTTTTGAGGTAGTACACTTTTATCTGCTTCGTCTCTATATTTGTAACAGAAACTTATTGCTCTACGTAAACGTGTGTCATCGTAAAACCTTGCTCTCATACTAACCATTTTGTCTTTACGTGTGTATGCTTCTTGCATATTAGGGAACCAAAACCTACTAAAGTTTTGTCCTGCTGTAGCACCTACACCAATCTTGTCATCAACAATATTGTGACTCTTTTGTCCTATTGCTTTCAGTTCTTGTTTACAGCCTTCTAAACTAAAGTATGTAATAGGTATAATGTTTACTGTTCGATAGATGTCGAATACTTCATCTTCTATCTGTTGTCTACCTTCTTCGCTTGCTACTAACCAGCGTTCTTTAGTATAAGACTGTAATTGTTGTTCTACATGTTCATACCCTGTATAGACAGGTGAGGTAGGTTGTACACCCCATTCATTGCAGATATGATTATAATAAGATTGGATTATAGTTGTGTCCAGGACTTGCCTCCTAAACCGTTTTCTTCAGCCCAACGGATGAACAAGCCACACTCACGACCGTGTGCTTCAATCTCCCAAGGAAGATCCCAGTAACTTACTTTTTTTGGATTGTATGTTTTGCCATACCATTCGTCTTTACTAGGATGTAATTCTCTTCGAGCAAACTGTTTTACATGAACCATCTCGTGTGCAACAGTTTCTAATAATGAGCGTAGACTCTGTTCGCGCATGATTTCAATTTCAAAGGTTCTGTTGTCATCTGTCTCTAAACAGTAACCCATAGCATCTTTTGTCTTACATAACTTTACTGTAATGTCAAGTTTACGCATACGAGGCATTAGAGTCTTTACACAAAACCCTACAATACTCTCTACATGCTTACGCTGGTATTCTTTGCCACCCGTTACTGTAATAAACATATGTGCCTCGATTTGCTGAAGTTATATGTATATTATAGCATCAAGCTAGATAGGTGTCAACCTATAATCTGAAAGTTATTCTTCCTTTAGAAAGATCATATGGGCTCATTTCTACCTTTACCTTGTCACCTACGATCATTTTTATCTTAAATTGACGCATTTTTCCTGAAGTGTAACATGTGATTTCATGCCCGTTGTGTACTTGGACTTTGAAAGTATTATTAGGGAGAACTTTTACTATTTCTCCCTCTAATTCAATTAGATCGCTATTCTTTGCCATCTACTTCTTTTAATGTAATGGAACCATCATTCCATGTAATACTAAGGTTAGTTCCTTCTTTCCATCCCATTTTTTCTAAGATTTCTGGCGGAATAGTCATTGTAACATTTTCCGGGTCATCTTTGATATCTTGAAAAATATCATCTGCTGCAAAAGTATAAACTTTTTCTGTCATTAAGTTAGTCTCCTATGGAAGTATTTATTAGTCATCTTCTAATAAATGATCTTCATAACCTTCCCAGTATCCTTCTTCTTCTAGATACTCGTCTGTGTATTGAGCCGGATCATCACGATACTTAGGATTCATATATCCTACGCTTGCATAATAACCTTTGCCGTTTGTGTCGCTGTAATCATAGTTTGCGTCTAGTTCTACTTTATCGTAATATACATTTTCGATAATTTCTGAAACGTTAGTTTCAACAGAACTAAATGCAAGTTTCTTAGGATCAAAGTCCTCACCATCAGTTTCTACAAAGTAAGATGCAAAGCCACCTTTCTCGCCACTGTGGAATACAAGTACAGGGAACATGTTTTCAATATCCTCTTCTGACAAGTAATCACTTGGCTCAGGAAGTTCATCATCATGATATGCCTCTCTGCCATACAAATGATATGCTTCAAAAGAAATTTCGTCATCATATGCAAAGTCATCTGATCCATCTCCTGGTACTTCAGTATACACCCAGTCGCCATCAGCGTATGCATTGTTTAGATGCTCAATGTCATCACATTCAAACCAAGCATAAAAATCATCTTTAGGTTTAGGTGCATCAGCGATGCCCATTTCTTCGTCTTCCCATTCATACCCTTGTAGAGTTTCAATAAGATCTGATTCATCATAGTCACGCATAAACTCTACGAAGTCAGCGTTAATTTTACCAATTACAAGTTCACCACCGTATCTACCAGTGTCAATTCTAAATCTGCGTTTTGCCATTTTAATGTCCTCCTTAAGACTTTGTTTGGCGCGGCTGAAGAGATTCGAACTCCTGACCCTTGGTTTCGTAGACCAATGCTCTATCCAGCTGAGCTACAGCCGCGTAATTTAATTTATTATAATTGGTTTTCATCTGTGTGTCAACCACGTTCTATAATTTTTAAAATTTCTCTTAGTAGCTCGCCGTTCTTTACGGCTAGTTGTTTGACTCTATCAATTTCAGACTCGCACTCTTGTACTTGCTTCTTGATATCTGCTACGTCTTTTGCAATATGTCCTTGTGTGGGATAGCCCATTAAAACTCCATGTCTGCCGCAACAACAAACCTATCTTCTTCTATATGAAGTATGCCAGGTCTGTGCCAAACTTTGCCTGGAAAGATCATCCAGTTGCCAGTTCGCCAATTTGCATAGTAAGACTCGCCTTCTATGCCGTTGGGTGCAAGCTCTGTGCCTGCTGTTTCTAAATCGTTTTCTTCCGCTATGGGTAGGTGTAAGTAGTAGACACCACTTACTGTAGTTGTTTCAGGATTATGGTTATGATGATGCCAAAGAGTATCTCTATCTTCTGCATCTTTCAAGTTCGTCCTGTAACTCCAACTTTGAATATTCTTTATTTGGCGTTCTTGCTTCATAAATGCAAAACAACTCCAAATAAAGCTCATTTTAAGATTAATCCACTGTTCTGTGGGTAATCCAAATATATTAACGTTTGTTTGATACTTAGGACTGTTAGTCCATACATTACCTTTCGCAATCAGCTCGTTAATGCCTTTACACATTTCAAAACGCTGATCACGTGTAATTAAATGGTTCCAGTCGTAGTATTCGTGTACTTTCATTCTAGTCCTTTTTACAGATTACACTGTCAAACGCTATACTTAATCTATCACTAGAGTTGCCATCCTTGTGTGCAACATAGTGCCACATCCAACTAGGA